GATGATGTCTAGGCAATCATCCAATGCTGGCACGAGCATGTAATCCTCAAGAGTCATGCGGTGCTCATCGTAAGCAACTTCACCGCCTAGGGTTGTGGTAAGTTCTTTAAACTCCTCACGTACGTAAGTGTATTGCTCGATGAAAGCTTTTTGTGATAGCTCCTTAGAAGCACCTGAGATATTATTGAACTTCTTAGTAAGTTCATATAACTCGCTGAATTTATTTGTCATTTATTCTCCTTTAAAATTTCACAGTCGGTTTTGTAGATAATGTTTGAATAGCCGCCTGCTGCACGAACTAGATAGCTATCATCGTATTCACGGTAAGCTGTAAATATCTCACCGATGTGTGAACTATACCACATAAGTCCATCTAAACATTGTGTGATTCTTATTTTTATCATGACTCTCCTTTCAAATTATAAAACCCCAGAGGATTGCTAATCCAATGGGGCTTATTATACCACAGATTACTCTGTCTTGTAACGATTGATTAAATATTCTGTCGATACGAAAGCTGGTTCAGCAAAGCCATCTTTAGCTTGGTATAACATCACAATTCCACGGAAATGATTGTTCCCTTGATGTCCCTTGTATGCCTCCTTAAAAGGGTAACTAGCTCCTGCGACAATGCCAATCCGCATTGTGTTGTCCAGCACAGGCTGAATTGCCACGTCAAGGGTCTGCTTGTGTCCTACACAAAAGGATACACCAACAGCCTTCAACTGACTAGCTGCATTGCCGCCATACGGTTTCCCATTAAAAGGATTGGATAAGTAATGTACGAAATTGATGCCTTGAATATTAACAGGTTTAAGGAAGTCATGTACCTCCCAGTCTTTTTCTAGGTCAAGTAGATGATAGCCGATGAAGCCTTCGAGTTCAGTATTCTCAGAGGGTAGTCGCATAAGACGACAGTTGCCTGTGAAACTAACAACTCCGTCCCTTCGCGTTATAAGTGTGCCATTTTTAGTCTGGATTGCAACAACTGTTCCCTTAGCAGCAACTTCCTCCACCTTGACATATCGTCTGTTAAATACGCCATTGTCAGCTATAGAGCAACGATACTGTACCTTTGTTTTTGACGGATTAAAACCTGACCTGTTCACACCACTATTGAACTTGAAAGGTACTCCATTCATAATACAGGCGAACTGTAGTACATCAACATCTGATTCTGAAGTAGTGACCCATGACAACTTGTTGTAATGTCGGCAACCATCTGTCCTACCAATCTCATCTAGTACGATGCGAAGCTGTCGCTCATTCATGTTTTTCCAAATCAGAGGGAAATTTTTAACACCGTTTAGTTGCTCAAATATCTTACGTGCAGCGTCAGCATACATGCAAATATAAAACGGCTGTAGATTATTCAGGTTGCTTTTAGTTGCTTCCCGTAGAGTAAACTCAACTCCCATTCGAGTTAACAATCCCTTCAAGTAATCAATTTTTCTTGTTTTACTGAGCTTAAACTGAACTCGTTTGTTTCTTTCTGATATGTCAACAATAGTACCATCTGTCACCACCCACGTCAGTAGACGTAACTCATCATCAGATAGTGATACACCGACTTGATTATTCTTCACAGAATACTTCATTCTTGTCTGATTAACCTTCTCTCCAATAAAGTCCTTAACTGGTACTAATTGATTGTCTACATCTATACGGTGAGTAATAGACACTAACTCATTACTGAAGTCACCTTTCACGGAAATAAGTTCCGTGTCGGCAATTGACAGACAATGTAGTGGTTTATCGTAGCTCACAACAGAGGTGGACTGGTCATAACTAGCTACATCACTATCTCGGGTAATGTCGGATGCCTTAACCCACCCACTACTGCATAATACCTCTGTAGATTTTTCTACACATTCGTGATTTCCAAGAGTGAACACCATACGGGGATTGTAATCAGTGTTAGTCTTTTGGTAATCTCGCAGAGGCGCAAGTAGTCGTTCCATACCTTTGATACCAGCCTCAAGGTCTAGGCGTAGTCTTCGTCCTTCAAAGGATAACTTCCCTTTATCGTATGAGCTAAGAGATGGAAAGTCAAAAAAATCTCCAGCGTTTACAACTACGTCAGGTTTCTTGTCAATAATGTATTGACCAATCGCATCAAGGTATTCTAAGTCTTCATTAGGCTTCACCTGACAGTCGGGAACAAACATAATTGTCAAAGCTTCCTTCTGTTCAGTTTTTGCAAGTTCATCCACTTCTTGATTACGCCCAAGAATGTAATTCACTGTGGACTTTTTCGTTTCTGAACCAAGTACAGATAGTGCAATCTTACGTGAAGCCCACCCTAGACCTGAAAGAGTTTTAATTTCATTAATAATCTTATCGCTGTAACTCAAACTACACCTCCTTTAACTTTAACAATCCCACGTAGAAACTCCTCTAGTGAACAAGGAACAGGTTCTGCTTCAAAGGCACAATCTTGCGGGTTACCTTGGAACGGAGGACAAGAATCATCAGGGTGACTCCAGTCGTCTTCTGGGTATGCACCTTCTGGTATGTAGTAGTTCCCGCTCCATGCGCACTCATCAACCTCGATGTCTGCATTAAGTGCAACAGCGTTATCAGCTACGGTATAGCCAACTCCACGAGTGAAATCTAAGAAACGAGAGAGGGCTTCAATCCATGTCTCTGATTTAGTAGAGAAAGACTTAGTTGCAATATTCCCCTCTCCGTCGTTATAGGTGAAGCCCCACGTTGGTTGTGTGTAATCTTGCATTTAATTTACTCCTTTTAGAATGTTACTTATTTTCTTGTATCCATAATCACGGTTTAGGACTATCTTACCGAATACATCCTTACGCTCTTTTGAATTTTTACCGTCCAGTTTACCGAACGCTTCTAGCACCGTTCGCTTCTGTCCTTCTGACAACTTATTGAACTGCACTTTTAATTGCTTTTGCCACTGAGGATGGCGATACCGCTCATCTGGTGGTTGCTCTAAGTAGGTTGCAGCTTGCCTCAGGAAGTTAGATAGACTACCAGTATACCAATGGCGTATGTAGCGATTAAAAGCATTTTCGATTTTCCCTAGCATTGAATTAGTTGCACGATTCAAGACACCACGTACAAAGAGGTTCTGGTGATTATGGTCAAGAACGTACTGAGATGGGTGCATCAAAGAGAGGGTCAACTTATCAAGCTGCTCCTGCTCTTGGACTAGTAGTTCTCGTATTTCTTTTACGTCTTTGACGTTGTATAAGTCCTTAGTCAATCCTGCATCTCCTCTACATAGTTCAGTAAGTCAATACCGTATTTTTTAGCAAAATCGTAAAAGACCAATTCATCGTCTTTAGTTTCTCGCATCCTAACACACTGATGATAGAGTCCAATCACGAACTTCCAAGTTGGCTGATGTTGCACACCAAAACAATCTTTATAAATGAACTGTTTAGGATACCATTGAAGATATTTCCCAATAACCAATTGCAATGCTTCTTGCTCCGAGGTGCAGTCTTTAAGCAAATCGTAGGAGCTTTTCTCACCAAAGCTAACCTTTGGGTTTGTTAAGTCCGTAGGTTTATAACCATCGACCAAATCTCCGATGAGCATCTGGTGACAGTAATGCAGGAAGCCCAGACCACGTACTTTACCTTTAGGGTCAATCCAAAGAGAACCAAGCTGCGGGATTTTAACAGTCTCGGGACTCTCCTTGGTGTAATCATAAAGCTTCAGACCCGAGTAGCAGTTACTATCTTTGTCGTTAGAAACAATAATAACTTCGTACCCTTTAGCTAAGTACTCATAGCCAATATAAATCAAAGCATCATCAGTCTCACAACCATCAATCACTTCTGCCTTATATTTACCAATCAAGTAGCTCTTGCACTCTTTCCGAACCAAAGGCTTTAAAGTGTCGTCACGGTTACCTTTGTACTTACGTGGTAACGGCAACTCGTCTCTAAAATTATTACTTCCAGAAATCAATAACCTCATCTCATCCCACCAAAGGTTTTCCTTCAAGGACTTCATTTGATTCTTCAATAGAAAAGTATAGGACATATCCTCGTTCAAAGTCTGCACATCCGTGAAAGTGTAATCCTGCTCAACGTACTCAAAGTCCTTGGCTTTTAAAAACTCCCTGAACTCCGTTTTATTCTTAAAGCTTTTAGTCTTTAAGCTTTTATTGTGCAGAACTTCCACCGAACGGGTTTCGCAGATTGCAGAAGTCCTAAAAACGAGGATGTCGCCATCAATTAAAACAATACGTTTTTTCTTCATAGCCGAAGTTGATGATTATTGTTAGATGTAAGCAGGACATTTGCTAATTCTGCGCTACCGTGAGTTATACCACCATAAAAAGCATCATCGCAATTACCACCACACCAATCATAAGGGTTGAAGTCCTCTGGCAGTGGCTCGTAATCCTCTGCAACTTCACATAGACGTGCAAACAAGGTGTCAGAGATTGTGAGAGTAACTGCCATATTTATTCCTCTTCCGCTTTATCCATAATATCAAGGGTGCTCTCCAACTTAGTACGCAGTTTACCAAGTGCGCCATCTGACATTGCCTTAGCAATTGTTGCTAACTTCGCAGGGTCAAAGCCAGCTTCTTTAGAATCCGTCTTAATTTCGTTTAAGTCTTCAGTCAAGGTATTGATTTCATTAAACACTCCGACCATCTTCTCAATGAAATTCTTTTCGTTTTGATTACTCATATATTTCTCCTTTATTTTGTTTACTTAAATTTCGGTGCAATTGTTACAGCAGAAAGCCAGAACGCTGCAAACCACGTACTGAATGTGTACGCAATATTTAAACTGAAGATTGTATTAATACTCCAGATTGAAACCAGCGGTGCAAAAATTGCCAACGCCACAAGTGCCAAGAACCCCAGAACTATCATTGCGTTTTTAGATGTATTTCCCATATTTTTCTCCTTATTGATTTAAAAGCCCTAGGAGACGATTTAGCAGCTACAAGCTACCTGTGCATCACCTAGGGTAAATTGAACTAACCTAAACCTGTTTAAAACGGTGAGCCATCGTCATCTTCTACTGGCTGCACCTTTGGTTTACGTGGTGTAGACACTTTAACTGGTTCAGGTTTAACAACTGGTGCATCTTCTTCCTCTTGAGCTTCTTCAGCTTTAGTATTAGAAGAATAGCTAGGTCGTGCAGCTTCAAGTTGCTTCTGAATTGGACTACCCTCGTAGTTCTTAGCTGCCTTGATTGTGTTCACAACATGAGCACGAACTTCCTTGAGCATTTTTTCATCATTCTTTTCGTTGAATTGAATAATGAATGTCTCTGTCGGTAATTCTGGGGCAGTTTGTCCACGTCCAAGACCGGATTTAAAGGCAACCTTTTCTGTAAGATATTCCTTACCGTCTTTACCTTTCTTCATAAAGATTTGAGCTTCAAACTGAAATGCTTGACCTACCAACTGGTCAATGTCTTGAGGAAGGAACACACCGTCAGGTTGAATAATCTTAGCAGCTACCGCCATCTTGAAAAATAAGTGCAAGTTCGCAAATGTCCACTGTCCTTTAGTGTTTTTACCGATACGCATTGGTGTAGGTCGTGCAACGACTTGTCCACCTAGGGCACTATTGTAAAAATTACCACCGAGCCACATACGTAAAGGTTTAGTCTCACCTGATGTATCACCAAAGAATTGACCCTTGTCGAGTTGAATCTCAGGAAAGTCGATTGCTACTGCAACGGATTGAATCTCTTTTTGAGGGTAACATTTCAGACGGCAAGGTTTACCTGTGTCTGGGTCTACACCATCTTTAAAGTACGTTGCTGGTTTATCATCAATTGCGTCAGATTCGTCCTCTGCTGTACCAGTGAAGACCAGTTCAGCATCTTCACGGTACTGTAAACCTAAGTCAACAATTCCTGCTACAACGCCCACCAAAACTTCGGGTTTTTCAAGTTGTGCTGTTTCAACGATGTATTTATTCAGTGCGTTAAAATCCACCTTGGACTTGCGCCCTTCATTTGTGTTACCTGTACCATATACGCCAAAAGCCATAATATTTCTCCTTTATTTAAATTGTGTCAAAATTGACTGGATAGTTTTTAAAGAACTATAAAACTTATAAGAACTATTCCAATTGTAATGCTGCACCTCAACTCCTTGGTTTAGCAATATTACTAAGATTCTTCATAAAATCCTCAACTGCCTCTGCTGTATAAGGTTTATCCTTGTCACTGAGCTGACCACCCATTGTAACAACATCAGCTACGATACCAACTGGTACAGTTACTGCCGCTGATACTGTTTTCACTACATCTTCTAAAAATCCGAACATATTTACTCCTTTTTCTAAAAACATTATTATAACACAAAGTTATATGTTTGTGGTTGTTTATTTGCAACAGGTGTGTATTAATGCACATTTTGCCAAGTACCTTCAAAAGCCATTTTACCCTCTGCTGCTAATGGTAATGCTAACTTTAGGACTTCGCCAGCCTTAACAATACCTTTTACACTTAACTCTCTAATCCTGTCTTGTACACCGTCTTCAACCTCCCAAGAATATTCATCATGGAAGAAGGATACCCTCTTAACTTTCTTATTCTCATATAAATAGTAAGGCCTACCCAGTTCATCAAGGTAGAAGTCCCCTAACCAATTATCCATCAAGCATGCTGCATAGGACATCGAGATTGCGCCGCAACCTTGCCCTAAACAGGAAAGTAAAACATTCTTACCTCGTACAGATACAACCCTACCATCAATTGCAGGAATGTATTTCTTATTCCCTGTAGTGTCGTAATAACCCTCTACCGCTTTCTTCAGTAACCCAAGACCCTTATTCTTCTCCCAGTAGTTATTAAAAGCTGCTTGTCCATCGGACTTGGATAACCCAAGACTTGAAGCCAGTTTAGGTGCGCCACCACCGAAAGCTAGCAGGTATGCACCAGTCTTGGCTTTATTTCGCCAAGGTTTGAACTCAGGGTTTTCCTTATTCTCTTGGTTATCAATATCAAACTTCTTCAATAAGTGAGGGAAGAAGGCAAAAGCATTAAATGAGTGTGGGTCGCCCTCTAACTGAACTCTTGCAAACTCCCCGTTGTCGTACTTGTATGTGTACCCTGCTAGGGTTCTATTTTCTAAGGCAGAAGCGTCTGTTCCAATGTACCAGTTACCCTTATCTACACAGAATAATTCTCGCATCTCGTGACCAAGTAGAACATCATCAGCCGCCTTTGGTACATTGACAACTAGCTTGTGCTTAACCCTTGATGTAGGTGCATAACCTGAAATCTCAGCACTAAGTCTACCATCAAACTCCAGTCTCCAATTGTTCAACCAACCAGTAATAACACCTAATCGGTTTCGATAACTCAGAAACTTAACAACCTTCTTAGGTACATCGCCATCGAGTTCTAGAAGATTAGGGCAGAGTTTACCTGCATGATTAATCTTTGGTGTAGTCTTGATGAACTTATTATTAGCATCCCGAACAGGTTTACCATCTGCGCCCTTCTTCACATTCCAATAATCTGTTGATGGTGTCCATCCACTATTAATAAAGTATTGTTTTAATTCCGCATTATCGGCAATCTCCATAGGAAGTTTAACTGGTAATACAGCGTTACTTTCAACTGGGACTTCAAAGCCGTACGCTTTAATAGTTCGCCCTTCGATTGTAGCGTTATGTTTTTCTAAGAACTTAATCATACTAGCAGACATTTCACCTGACATTGTAAAAGGTTTAGCTGGCTGTTTATAGTAAGCCATCTCAACAGTCTTTAGTGGGCGCGGGGGTAATAACGGGTCAACATAATCCTTGAGAAGTTTCATCTCTTCTTCAATATGCTCAACCAGCTTCAGTGCTTTATCTTTATCAAACTTTACACCTGTGTATGCTTGTGCGGTATATAGGAAATAGTCCTTCTGCATCTGACGAAAGCTAGGGTGTAGCCAAGACTCCCCATACATTTCTTGTGCCTGTTTCCATAGACCTTCTGCTACACGAATAGTAGCATCTACGTCACGGTCACAGTAGGTTTGCAGGAATGGATGATAGAAAGAGAACTCGAAACCTTTAGGCTCGTCTCCAGTCATTTTACCTACTTCAATTAACTTCTTACGGTAATCTATCTTACCATCGTCTTCCTCAGAGCCAGATAAAGCACCTAAAGAATGCCTAGGTGAGTTCGGGTTTAAGAACATGCTCAGCACATAGCAGTCCACAAATTGAACGTGCTTATCCTCTAGCCAGTCCTTACCTTGCTTACCTACACGAGGTTGTATACCTAGAAGTTTCCAAAGCATCCACGTATCGTAGCCTAGACCATTATGTGTAACAACGTGAGCACCGTCCTCAAAGGAGTCAATCCACTCCATGACCTGATTGCAGTTCTCTTCCTTTGGATTACGAAAAGGTAGGATTTTCATTTGACGTGAACCGTCAAGGGATTTAAATCGAATGTACCAAATCTTTGTTGACTGAAGATAAAGATTATCTGCCTCAATATCAAATGACCAACCTTTTAGCTCCATGTAACTCCTTTAAATTGTTGTATCTCTGTAATATTCCCCGAAAACCTCTATAGTGAAACTAACGTAGGCAGCAAACGCTTCCTCAGGAGTGTCGAATAGTCCTATATACTTTTTCTTGCCATCTACTTGAGCTTGTGCTTTCCACTTATTTGTGATAGAACACCAGCTTACACCTTTATAACCCGACTTGTTATCTTTTCTTTTTGCAACATTTTTATTATTCCCACTCTGAGAAGTAACTCTCAAATTACGAATAGCATTGTTACTTGGATTACCATCTATATGGTCAACACCTGTAGATGGAAATTCACCATAAGTATATAACCAAGCTAGCCTATGTGAGCGATATAGTTTACTGTCTATACCTATAGATATGTACCCAAGTTTACTGACTGTACCTGCTACTGTTCTGATAGCTCCCCGATGAGATTTGTTTACCCTCCAAGTAAACACTCCACTCTCAGGATTATACTCTAAAATCTCTTTCAAATACTCTTGTGTTAAAACTTTATTCATTAAAATCCTTCCACATCCTCAACAGCGCACAAACGATGCTCCTTTGAATCGTAGTATAACGAGCCAGCGTCCCCTGTATGCCCTGCGTGTCTTGATTTCAGGAGACGCAGTTTAACCGTATTACGCTCCTGTTCTGTCTCTGCCATCTTATTGCGAATTAACCCAATAACGACTGATGCAGACTTAACAAGTGTGCTTGAGCCGATAATACTACTATCGGTTATCTCAGCACCTTCGGACGAATCTTTAGCACCTCCAGAGGTCTTCCGTGTATGCACCACGTTGATAATAGATACACCAGTCTCTTTGACTAGCCGCTTCTGGAAAGCCATAAACTCCTCTTGTCGAGGTATATCTAAGCCAGATAGAATATCTGAGGTTACATCAATCATTAAGACAGTTACACCCATGCTGCGAATAATTTCTTCAACCTTAGTTTCAACGTCATCAACACTGCCCCCTCGGTCATCACACAACAAGAATGAAGGTCTACCTTCAGAGTCCTCGAAAAGCTCTTTAGCTTGTTGTGCTACTTCAGGCTGACTCATCACTTGAAGTCGCTCTTCTCTACTTTCAATATTGGTGAACTTCCGTTTACAATAATAAGACAGAAGTTGTGTAGCAAATTCTCCTGCTGTTGCCTCCAATGACAATACAGCAAAAACCTCTCTGCGGTCATCTGGTTTATCTTTATTCTCTAGCAACCAATCAACAAGCAACTGATTCGTGAAAGTTGACTTACCGATTGAAGAAGCTGCTGCAATCAGTGTAAGTGTTCCTTTAGGGATTCCACCTGCAAGCATTTTATTCATTTTCCCAAGCCAAGAAGGTAGTGCCAGTTTATCAAGGTCTGCATACTTTAAAGCTTCCTCGTATAGCGTTGTACTTGCGTGTAACTCAACAGGTGTCCATGCCTGAGCACTAAAGTAGCTATTTAAGAAGTCCTTCTCTTTACTTTTCTCAAGGTACTCTGCAATGTCCTTCAATTCCCCTTTAAAGATGAATGCCTTACCACGAGGTAATGCCTTAGCTACTTTGTCAACAACAGATTGCCCTGCTTCATCCCCATCCATTGCAATAATCACCTTCGTAAACCCCTCAAAAAAGGCGTAGTTAGCTGCAATTTGCTTGTGTGCGGTATTTGCACCTACAGAAACACCTACAACTACAGGTTCACCAAAGTCTGTTGAACGCCTATCATTGTACTCTTTAAGCATCTGAAACCCCGCCATCGCACACTGCTCACCTTCTGTGATAAGACAGTACTTTGCAGATTTATTTTTATAACGAAACTGCCCAAAAAGTTCGACAGTTGCTGTAGTATCACCAATACCAGAGAATGATTTAGGTAGTAATCGTTTCTTATAGCCTACAAGTTTACCATCACGAGTCGCAGGATAAAAAATAGACTCTAACTCACCTGTAGCTTCGTCATAAGCTCCACGAGTTGCATAGAACTTTGCAGTATCCTGCGTGATTTTTCTCCAGCCTTGGAGGTCTGTTGTTGTGGTTGTTTTAATCTCTTCTTTAGCCTCCTCTGTGATAGGGTCTTTAATCTTAACTTGTGTAACTTCTACCACTGGTTTTTCCTTTTCTTTATTATGTACGCTGTTATGTTTGCGTTTACTTACTCTATTATCCTGATTTGCTGCAATGAACTCGTCACTAGGTTTGGTAAAACTGCATGAGAAACAATGTTGACTTTCATCAACATAGACTGCTAAAGCATCAGATGAGCCGCACTTAGGACAACTTGTATGGTATTTAAATGCTGCCAATTAAACTCCTTCACTCATTCTTCAGCAACCAAGCATTGCTGATAACCTTAAAACTCTTATTTGGGTCGTCATTACACTGAAAGACTAAACCCTCTCGCTGTGAGTCGTTTAACTGTGATTTACCTTCTGCAAAAGACAATAAAAACGGAATGTCCACTGCTTCAATTGGGAAGCTACGACTAATGATTGGCACTGTTGACAGCCTTAACTGTGCTGCTATTGCCTGCAACGTAGAGAACTTCTCATAAGAACCTTCAAAAGAGTTGTACACGTCAAACAAATAAAATGCGGGTTTCCGTTTATACTGATTACCTTGGATACCTTCCCCAACAATCTCACCTTGTAAGGCAACCCCCGCCCAGCCCCAGTCAATCAGCTTTCGTTCAATATCAAGGTCAATCGCCATCTTCCAGTAAGTGTTACTCTTATCTCGTTTCAAATCAAGATTACGAGAACAGACATGGAACTCTCCCTCTTTATCGAGATAGAAGGTGCAAGATGTTCCATCCAGTTTCTCGGTCACAGTCCACTTATGTTGTTGTAAACTTGAAAACTCTTTTGTAAGGTTCTGAATACGCTCTTGGTCTGTCTTAGGAATCTCAGGTGGAAAATTACCACGGATAAGTCCAGCTAATTGAGCAGGGATTGGTTTTTCGTATTTGATAATACCTAGTGGAAAAGTCACATCAAGTCCTTCAAATAATTCACTCTCAATATTCTTACACGTTGGCTCTAGTGGTAAGAGAAGTCCTTGTGACACTTGACCCTTGAGCTTAATAGTTCGCAATCTCTCACCCTTAACACCCTCAAACTCACGAGGCTCTTTACCTCTAGAAAGAAAAGGTGCAAGTTCGTAAGGAAGCCAACTATCAATTTCAATGTACACTACTTTGTCTTCAACGGTGTATTTGCCAACTTGGTCGACCACCCACCAGCCGCCGACACGATAAGCACAAATCTTATCTGCACCCTCGATTGGTTTAATCTCTTCAATCACTCGGATTGTTGCTAATTTACGTTCTGTCATATTTCTCCTTTAAGCAAACGAATAATTGTATTGCACTACGCTTTTAACTTCAATCTTAAACCGCCACAGAATTAATCTGTGAGTGATTATACCATCTTCTTCGGTGTGGTCGTAAAGGTAGCTAGCAGGTTCAAGATATTCCTCGTACATTCTACTACCATTGTAGACATATTTGTATTCAAAGGCGTATTTAGCAAAGCCAATTGATACATCGCAACCTAGGATGTTAAACTTCTTGATGCGTTCTTTTGTAAGGGGAATAAGTTTAATCATATAATCCTTTCACTCTAACTTCACAAGTACACGCAGGACACTTAATAAAATGGTAATACTCTTTTCCACCTGTGTAATCCGTGTAGTAGTCCCGTAGCACGTCTGAAGGTGTGTACTCTAAGGTTGAACCACAATTCTTGCAGATGACTTCCTTGGTAACACTTTTGTCTGGTGCAGATTTGATAACTTTAACCATATTTCTCCTTATTGGCTGCAAATTTGCAGCATTATGTTTAACGCTTGGATAAACTGCATTTGCTCTATTGGTTGCAACTGCTCCCACGAGCGAGTGCCGCCGAGTTTGACTACTATCGCAGCGTAAAAACGCTCTGTATCACTTGACATATTTTAATTTTCTCCTTCTATTGTTTGTGTAACTATAACAGTAAGTCCTAACATTTTAGCTCGGATTTCTTTGATGGTATCAAATTCTACAACTGGTTGCTCTTTTTCAAGTTTAACCCAGATTACATCCTTACCGTCTGCCCTTGCTGTACTACAACACTTATTACTTGAACTGCCACAAAGGCATACTTCACTTTCGCAACCCATGTAAAACCCATCTGCCTCTACAGCTTGGTATGCTTCGCCTTGATATTGCACCACTTCTAATCTATCACCTACAGCCATATAAACTCCTTTTTGTTTAGATGAACTATTGTAGCACAGTTTTATAAGATTGCAAGACTTCTTGTGTTGTTAAAATGCTACAGACGAAGAAAAACCCCAGAGGTTTTCACCAGTGGGGTTTGTTTATTTAGTTGTGAAGGATTCAACTGATTGTTTTACAGCATCATAGTCCTTATAACACTGTATCAGAGAGAGCTTCAAGGTTTCTGTGTCGGAAGAGTACCTGACAAGAAACTCTGCATCAATCTTATATAGTCCTTGTCCAGTAGTTCCTGCTTGACCTTCTGTTGTTGGGGTACTTGGATTGTTACCACTTGCTGTGGGGCGTTCGGGACGGCTTGACAGGCTACCAAGAAGAGTACCAACACGTAGGTTAAGGTTTTTAATTTTAACATCATTTTCCTCTTTTGTTTTAGTTAGCTTTTGTTCAAGCTCTTTATCTGCCGATTTCTTCTTTAGACTTAGAACCTCATTCTGCGCCAAGATTTGCGCCTCGTACTTTATCTCTGTTGCTTTTACGCCTTCTTTGTAGGACTCACTTAGTTGGTATCGGTAGCCGCCATATAGTGTTAGTACAACAGCTACAACGATACCAAACTTAATAAAAGATGTGTACGCACCTGTGAATAAACTTAACATATTAAATACCGTGCCTCTCTGAGTATTTGATACCGTAATTTTGTTCGAGTAACCACAACTGCTTAGTTCTATAGTCTATTGCCATTTGCTTAGCTTCGTTTTCGCCGTGGGCATGAATTGGAAAGCTTTTCATACATTGCTTATCATTTTCATCGTACCAACTAGCCCTCCAATAAGTATCTATCTTACCTGATGGTTTTTTCTTATTGTAACGATGAACACCTGTAATACCAGAGGTGTTTCTGGATTGCTTTTTTCTGTTCTTGCTATTTTCACCGTCAGAAGAAACTCTAAGATTCATAATCCTGTTATCATCCTTCTTTCCGTTAATATGGTCTATAAGAGGTTGCTCCCCTTCAGGGTAGTCACCGTGGATATACGTCCAAGCTAAACGGTGTGCTTGGTATAGATGACCACTAAACCCGATTCGCACATAACCATCTTTCCCCATATTACCAGCAATTTGTCCTGCTTTAACATTTCGTGCAGGGGAGACCAACCAATAAAACAAGCCAGTCTCATACTCGTAACATAGTAATTCTTTCAACAGCGTATAGGGTAGCAATGCTTCTTTCTTCTTATTAACCTTAGTCATTTTATTCCTTGTAATCAAAATATGTCGCTTAAAAACAACAAGCAGGGTGGTAACAAATCACCTTTTCGGACTGCATATCCTAGCCTGTGTTATCTTTAATTATAACACTAAATGTGCAGGTTGTCAAGATAAATCTGACAAACAGAATTGCTGTTCGGCTTCTCTACGCTTTATTAAGCCTTTTAACTCCACTAACTGCCCTGCAACTCTTGCCTTGTTCCATTTTGGGAGTTCATTACAAGCCTCTTTATATTTACCCTGAGATAAGTATTTAGAGGCTGTGCTATTACAAGCTACTGCACCACCGATGTTGAACACAGCATCAGAAAAAGAGGCTCTTACCTTGTCAGGTAAGTTTGGATGGCACTTGTCTACAATATCAACGGCTTCTTGCATATCTGTACTAATTAAGGATTTACACTCTTCTAATGAATACTTCCTACCCTTAACAATGTCGTTACCTGTATGTCCGTAGCAGACTGTCAATATTCCAACGGGGTCTGTATAAGCATATTGACGTAGCCCCTCGGCAGGGATGGCTAGTGCTAGTGCCAATAGGATAATACGAGAGGTATTATTTATTGTCATTGGATACTCTCTTTTCTATCTCTGCTAATTCTTTAGCGAGTACCCTCATTTGTAAATCGTATTGGAGTTTATCTCGCTCATCTGCTTCAATAGCCCGTCTATCTGCCCTTGTGTTTCGATAGTACGAGACAATCTGGATAAACACACCTACAACAAGAGCGACAAAACCAAGCATCTGGGTAAGGTCAATTCCTTGCAGTAAACTCGCAACCCAAGCTACTCCCCCTGTCATTGACACTTTAAACCCGAACGGTTCGTTCATCAAATCATTCATCACTTTTTCCTAAATTCAAATAAACATAAACTACAGTAAACACAACAGGCACTCTACCTATTGCGTATAGAATATTTTGTTGCCAAGCGTCTACGGTGAGTTTATTGATAAAAGGTACAACAGATAGACCAGTGAAAAACAGCACTGCGCTAACAGCTAATGTCAAACCTATAACATCCTTGATTTCTAACTTCATACTACACCCTTATCTAGTTTCTTCTCCGCATAGGACGATGTCCCATACACACCTAAAGCTCCTATAACGAGAGACACCAGTGCAGAAGATTCTAGGTCAGTTGTCCAAGCTGTTATAAAAGCTAAAAGAATAACACTAGATGTTTGAATGTACCTTCTTGATAAGTACTTATTATCTTCCATCTTTTTCTTTCTGAAGTCTTGCTATGTAAGTCAAGAGAACTTCTGGTGTAGCTCGTTCATCAACTGCACCCAGCATCATGTAAAGGACTAACTCGTAACAGTAGTATCGTCTTGAGTCCCGCACCTTTAAGAACAGAAAGGATAATAGGCTGAAATAATCATAAGCACAGTCCTTAATCTGGTTGTACCGCTCAAGAGCTAACTCATTAGGAATGTCGTACTCAAACCATTCGTAGTCTTGAGCAAGAGCAGTTGTTATAGGATAATCTCTTACACCTGATTTACTCTGGTCACCTTTTAGTGCAGTGGACTCATAGAACCTGTCACCAATCCAGACACCAGCGTGTGACCACTGAGAGGTAGTGAGTGTCCTGACAATACCACTGTACCATTTATGACCTTTTTTGAAACCTATCCTCATGGTAAGTGCCTCCTATATTCCTAGAGAAGCGCGGATAGCTGTGACAAAGCCACCCCATTGTTGCATCGCTGTAGACACATCATTGGTAATGTTCTTCTTAGCTGTGAGGCGATTAGCACGTATAGCAGAAGCTGCTCCCCTCCAAGCATTTGCTTGTGCAATAATGTCGTCAGTAGCTTCTTGTGCAGTTGTCAAACCTTTAGTATTGTTAGTCAACCAGCTTGCAACAAAAGAAGGGACAGCACCTGTGTACAGTGCAGCTTTAAATGCGTTTGCTTGTAGCTCTGCTTCACTGTACTCTGTAGCCCTATTGCCAATAGCTGCTGCGTAGATTAAGTCCACGTCAGCATCGACTTTTTTGAGTAATTCTGCCTTGGTGGGTGGTACTGGTACAGGGATGTTTGCTATACGAATAGCCTCAGCTTCTTCGTCGGTAATGGGTACACTTCCGACAGGAAGTAGATAAGCGAACTCTGATGAGTCGATTACGTGGAGTTTATTTTGAGTATCTTTGTAGTGCATATTTGTTCCTTAAATAGACTCGAACCAATTATTAAGTGTCCCAGTGCCAGAAGATACGATGACTGAATATGAACCACTTGGCGGCACGTCAACTTGAACACCGACTGCTTGATTTGTCGTATTACCGCCATTAGGCCCCCAGACAACAGCTACACCATTGACAATCCCATTCATACTCATTGCTGCAGCAGTAGCAGTCGCATACACAGAGACTTTTTTTACCTTGCTTGAGGTGTTGTAATAAGTAGTTCCGAAGACTCGCCCCGGTGTTGTTTTTACATCGGTATAGACAAAATTCGCCATGGTAGCAAGAGCCTGACCACCCATAGGTTGAACCAAACTCAGCGCAGTCGCATAAGTACCAGCAACAGCCTGTGTGGAGTCAAGGCAACCCACAACGCGATAAGCAACGGATGTTCTAGCAGTCGTTGAATAAACCACCGAAGCAGATGTTGCACCAGCAGATATTGCTGTTGTGGAAATCAAGCCCATTTCACTCAGGTCAACGCCACCCGCTTGATTCACTACGGCAAGCTCTTTTGTCCCTGTCGCATTCAGCTCCAGCACAATGTACCGAGCAGCTACAGCATTAACCGAACCAAGGGTTGCGCCTTGTGGAATGGTCAGCGTCAGTGGTGAAACATTAGATAGCTGTACTGGTGCGCCAGTAGCTAATGTCGTTGGTCGGAAAATCGTGGAGCATTGCCCCATTGTGATGACAATGGTGTTTGCAGTGGCAACAGCAGACAAGGGCTTGAAGCCGTTATCGACACCAGAGACAACACCTGTGGCATCCATGATTAGTGAATCAACACCATTAGTCTGAATAGCGGATTGTGTGGAGTTTTTTGCGTAGATTGAAGTGGTCATGTTACGCAACCCTTGTTATAGTAAAACCAGTACGGTCTGTTGAAGCTCCAGAGGAGGTAATACCGTGTGCTCGTATCACATCGTTAGCTGCAAGTGGTAACGTAACGGCAATCGTTGATGGCAAATCATTTGCCGATGTAACCGCTAGTGCTAGCCTTGTGGCAACAGTGATACTTGTGGGGGCAGTTGTTAGTTGTGCGCTGTTTAGACTAATTGCCATACCGCCAGTTGTACTAAATGAATCCGTATAACTAATGGCATAAACTCCAGCTGTGTTGATAGTGAATGTCGCACCAAGAGTTGCACTGTCGGCATAGGTAATATCAGAGCCTGTATTTGTGACGATATTTGCGAATCTGCGTATAGCTATATTTGTACTGCCGTAACCGTTAGCCGTATTGAGTCTAACGGTCGGAGGTGGCACAATCGGACTGAGTGCAGGCAATCCTTGCATAAGCTGCAACTTCCCATCCGCCCCAATAGTCAAAATATCCTGCGTAGTCGCTCCGACATTACCCCGTGCGAGGGTTGCTGTGCCATCTGCGTTGGTGCGTAGTGTGAAGTTCTGTGTAGCAGTGGCGGAGTCGCCTAGCTGTACAGCGTTTGTTTTGATGGTTCCGGCCATAGTTAACCTTATGTATTGTAAAAATGAGACTGCAATTTGGCAGCCCATCCGTCTTTGATTGTTTGTGTAATCAAAGGGTTTGTAATTGCTTGAACCTTACCAATGGCAATTTCAAAACTTAATGTATTGATAAAGTTCAACAGCTCTTGCAACTGAGGGTCCGACATCAAGCTCACTAATTGTTCTAGTGACCACGTTCCAGAGACTAATCTTGCTACGTTTTCAGTTGCAAACTCTGACATGATTGTTTTGACCGCCTCGTATCGTTTTGCATATTTGATTAAACGAAGCTCGTCTGGAGTTTTAGCTGGTGGTGTGGGTGCATCATCTTCTATTGATAGCATTTGACCCGCTCCGACAGTTGGTTGATACTGCTCAGTATTAGAGCCAAAACAAACTACTTCATTTAACGCATTTCTAACTACTTTGAAACTCATGCTGCAAACTCCTTAATGGTGATTCGTGAAGCCATAACGCCGCCGTAAAAGCCCGTTGAAGAATTACCATTTATTGTGGTAGTTCCAGCTATATTCCCACCAGAACGGACGCTAAATGTTGTTGCAGATGTAGTCCCTGCGGTCATAATGTGTTTAAACGTCACTGGAGTTTCCCCACCTGCGACTACGTTTGCAGATGCCACAGTAAGCGCATTTGCAATAGCACCTTGAAACAGCGCAACTGCTTGGTATTGCGGTCCACTGTTTGAGACAACAAGGGTCACATCAATTTCTAGCATGCTTGCTGCACTTGTAGGAGTAATCGCCAAACTAAGGTATTGGTCACCTTCTGTTATTTGAGGTATAGAGCTGTCGTGAGGAATTAGTGTTGTACCAGTAGCAACCGCACCTGTTTGGTAGGTCACGCTTTGCAACAGACGCTTAGGTAGTACATCTGCTGAAGCTGCTCTATCAGAACCAGTAATAGTCCCTGAGCCATTTATTGTTATACTCATTTGTTATTCCTTAAACAATTACCCATGTTGCACCTGTTGGTATAGTGACGACAATGCCAGTATTTATTGTGATTGGCCCTGCTGTGGAAGCATTCTTACCTGCTCCTAGTGTGTAATTAGTAGTCACAACTTGGTCATTCTCTACAAATACTTGGTCACCACCTGCACCAGTTGCACCTGCACCACCAGAAATAGGTGACCAGTGTGTTACATCTAGACTTGGGTCAATTGTACCTGACGTTGCTAAGATGCAACGATACACTCGCATATTCAGAGGACTCCATGCTGCATTACCTACAACATAAGATGCTGCACTTACCCACATTGGAGCACCTGCTGCTGAAGCTGCTTGTCCTGCTGCCACTTCTGCTGCTGCTGCATCTAATGCGGCTTGTACACCAGCATTGAATGCCTCTGTCGCATTGTTGTACACATTGTTAAGCGCAAGCTGTAACTCAGGAATTTGTGTATTCTTGATGAAATCATCACGAGCGATAGAACGAGCTACAAACGTAGGTCGGTCTGCCCTATCTGGAGATAACCCAGCAGGGGTTAGTGTTGGAGGAGCAATTACTACCATTAGATAAATCCTTTTATTGAGAGAGACATGATTGAGTGCGTAGGCCCTTCATAACTGAGAGTCCCTGATGCAAGCCCAAAAACATTCAACCCTGCAAAGGTGCTTGCGTCTGAGCCAATCCATGCAGCAGGTACATCAAGTACGTCCTGAAGTGTTAGTAAAGCAGTATCAGAGTCATTGTTACTTAGTATCACATTGATGTCCATATCTGTTGCACTTGCACGTTTGACGATTTTTGTTTTACCAAAAGCATCAGTGCTGATATAACTATATGTGATTGGTTTAGCAGAAGCACCATACTGTGTACCGCCACCTTCTGTTGTTAAGGAGCGTAAATCTCCAATAGCAATTAAGCCTATCTTTGCAACACCTGCACCTGCTGTAATTGTTATAGTCAACTCAGGGTCTGCGTAAGGTACTAAGTCCTTGATGAAAACCTTTGATAATTGTTTAAACGAAGTTGGAAAATAATAATCGTAGTGGTCTACAGGTGGTGAGATTAACTCAGTCGTTGATGTGTAGACTACACTACCACCAACTGAGTCTTTCAATGTTATTACACAACTATCACCGACTATTCCATAGAGGGCAATAGCATTGAAGATACCGGGGCGTAGCACATAGGTTAAAGTACCTGATATACTACTTGGTGTATTAACCTGTCCATCAAATGCTGCCCACTTGTTAGTTGGGTCTACATCCACCCACCGAGGTATTGCATCAGCGATGGTCAACTCTGGCGGGGTTGCATTAACACCTGCGATAATGTTCTCGTACACTCTATGAGTAGCTGTACGAATGACTCTATCACCTTGGGCATAGTTAGTAGCAGCATTCCAAGCAGTTTCACCTGCTGCTGGTTCAGCAATGGTGCTACTAGTAAGTAGTGCATCCGTGATAACAAGTGGTACTAGGACAAATACCCCACTCATTGCGCTATCTCCACTAAGAATGGAACACCTTGTTGTCCTTGGAGTGTGTCAGCAGTTTTACGGGTATTTTTATTACCTTCTTCTGTTGTTTTTCTCAAATTAATAACCTCTTCTCTTAATGATTCATTACTGGATAAAAGTCTAGCCATTAAAGCGTTTGCTTCGTCTCGTGCTGCTTTTTGCAAGTCCACATAAGGACGTGGAGTAATCTCCTCACCTTTATGGATTCGTGCAGTCATATCACGGGGAATGTAGTTTGCACCTACAGCAAATGCGCCTTCAACAGCTCCACCACCTCCAGAGCTAGAATTTGGATACAGAATACTCTTCAGGAACTTAGCCATTGGGTCATTAGGGTTATAACCCTTTTGAATCGCTGTCTGGTAGTCAATGCCCTCTGGGTTTCCAGCCGATGCTCCGAGAATCGCCTTCATCAGTGTGTCACCTGATAACTGTGAGTTCAAGAATGATTGATACCCTGAGTCATCTGGATTTCGGTTGTAGTATTCACGGTACGCAGCAACAATATCCTTATTATCTTGTCCTGCGATATTAGCAAAACCCGCTGGGGCAGATGATGCACCGCCACCAGAATAACCACCCCCACCGCCTGAACTTCCTCCACTAGTTCCAGTCATAGGACTATAACTGTATGACCCTGCACTTGCCTGAGCACTTGCAAGAGACACCATAGAGTTTTGGAAACTTAGTATTGCTTCCTCAACAGAAACTACAGAATTATCTACACCCTTCAAGGCATCGAGTTGACTCTTAGCTAGTGCTAATTGAGCATCTAATCTCTCTAAGGAGAGTTGTTCAGTATCTACTTGCTTATCTGCATAATTGGTTAAGTCCGAAATATCGTTTGCAGTCCTAGCTTGGTCAATCATATACTCACTGAATGAGCCAAATAAGTCAATTGACGGTTGAGCTAGTGTCTCTAACGCAGGTTTCAAAGCTGCTGCAGTAGGTAACGAGCCACCTGCTTTAGCAACTGCCGTGTACATACGAAGTTGTGCTTGTGCAGCGTTACGTGCCATTGGCTGAATAACTGTTTCAAGTGTGGACTTCAAAGCTGCTGCTAGTTCAGTAGCAGTTTGTAAACGCAACTCAGCAATCTTCCTCTCTGCTGCAATGCTTCGCTCTAGTCTTGCATAGTTTGCATCAACTGCAGCATACATATCCTCTAACTGATAAGTCAGTTTCAACATAGCAATACTAGCAGCGTCTGTTGTCCCTGCTAAGGCTGTTGCACGGTCGAACTCTTTCTGAGTAGTACGTCCTAATAGCACATTCAACTTACCGGCAATGTTGTACCTAGTTTGCGCAAGTTGTTCCTCTGCTTGGGCAGCAGCTTGAGCAGCAGATGCACCTGCGGATGCAGCAGCAGCGCCTGCACGATGAGCTTCAATTTGGTCGCGCAGTTTTTCGTTATAGTCAAAAACAGCAATCTCTTCTTCGCTCATACCTCGTGTGCCGAGGTTACGTGCTAAGTTACGTGCGCCTGCGATGTCGCCACTGGCTCTTAGTAACTCGATACTTAAACTAACTGTCTCACCTGCTAATTTACGCATTGTAGGTGAAGCATTTTCCAAGCCGTAGAGTACATCACGTAAGCCCTGAGCAGCTTCATCACTGCCTACAGCTAACTCTAAGAATGGTAAACCAATCAAGGAGTTGTTGAACAATGATAAATCATTTATTACAGTAGGGATTTCATCTTCACTATCACCGAAGATTGCGAACAGTGCCAATGCACCTGCTGCGAACAAACCAACAGGACCTAATGCAGCCATCACAGATGCACCCATACCTCCCACGCCAGCCGCACCAGCAGTAGCTGCTGTAGCGGTAGTTGTAGCTGCTGCACTCAAGGTTGTTAACCCTGCACTTGCAGCCTCAATACCTGCTAATGATGTCGTTGATACACCAGAGACAGCACCTGCACCAACTGCGGCAGAACTTGTAAACGAGCCACCACCTCCTAACATAGTACCAAGGAAGTCTACACCTTGTGACATCAAGTTATCTGTACCCTTACCCATCAGCATATCCATGAAACTGCCGCCAGCGGAGTTACCACCCATCATTCCAGACAACAATGCTTGCACATTAGCTTGGATGTTTAGAGTAATAGTCTTAGTCAACTCTGCAACAATTAAATCACGGAGTTTCTTTTTACCAGCTTTAGCCCCATCAGTCATACCTGTGACTAATGCATCAGCTACACCTTTTGAGAAGTTCTCTAGCTTTGCATCATTGAGTTCTTTCTCAGCGACTCCAGCACCTTCTTTAATGATTTCAGATTGACGCTCTGCTAATGCATTCGCTCTGCTGATTTTTAATTCTCGACTTGCATCGGCTTCACCAGTCATGTTTGGATTTGCAGTAACTAAGCGGTTGTACTCAGCTTGAGCTTCATTGATAGCTTCTTGCTGCTTTAGCTTTACATCTTGAAGCTGACTCTCAATTTCATAAGCACGCTTCATTGCGTCTTTTTGCTCTTGAGTCTTACCAATAAGCTTCTCTCTGAAATCTAAATCTTTTTGTTGCTTATCCAATCCACCCATGTCTTTGTTGAAAGCTTCTGAGTTTACTGCATTTGATTTAGCAATAGTTGCTACTGTTTCAGCATTGAGAGTTTCAATATTGACTCTTCTTGATGTAACTAAAGCGTCTAGTTTAGCTTTCTCGAAATCATACGCTTGCGCAGAGGACTCAGAATAACCGTTCTTAACCATGTACTCAACGTGCTCTTTTTGCAAGGCGATAACGTGGTCGAGACGGTCAGCTTTAATAGCTGTGATTTGTTCTGCTGTTTTACCGATTAATTCATTTTCTAACTTCTGGGCTTTTGATTTTTCATCAAGGGCAGAAATCTCTGAACCAATAGCATCTCTTAGCTTTTGAGTGTACTCAAGTTGTGCATATTGTTTTTCAAGTTCTTTATCGTCAATGTCAGATTTAGCCTTCTTGATTTTACCTTCTAAGGTTTCAACTTCTTTCTTGGAGTTAACCTTCTTCTTAGCAATTTCAATTTCTTCTTTATAAAATTTAATTGAATCGTTTAAAGACGTTTGTTCAATGCTTGCTTTTTGAGTGCTGTAGTCGTAGTCATTAACTAAGCCACGCTTATGTTCGCTGTTGATAGCGTCCATCGCCATCTTAGCACTGCGCACAGCTTCGTTACGGTCGTTCTCAATTTGTTGCTGTTGTGCGCCTAGGGTGTCGCGGATTGCTCCTGCTTCGCCTTTAGGTTTTTCATCTTTGAATTTTTTCTCAATTCCAAAATATATACCTTCTTTATCTTTTTGTAATTTTGCCAAATCCTCTTGAAGTTTTTTCTGTCCTTCGACGGTAGCATCTGCTGTTCTTTTTAAATCTTTTTCAACTAATGCAAATTGGATATCTGTCTGAGATTTTTTATCTGCGATAGCTTTAGCTTTACGGGCAGGGTCTAACCTTGAGTTAGCACCAAACTCATTTTTCAATTTTTCAATTTTTTCGGCGGCTACAATGCCATCACGATTTGCTTTTCTTGCATCTACTTCAGCTTGGGTCTCTAATCGCCTTACTGATACACCACTCTCTACGACGGTGATGTATTTGGCTTGGGCTGCAGCTAACTTGTTCATGTTTGCGGCAGCGGCAGAAGCTGCCTCTGGATTAGTGATAGCAGTATTCCACTCTTCCCATGATTTCAGATTCTTCTCTGTATCTGTCTTTATATTGGACTTATCTGATTTGAAAGGGTTGATAAAGTTTAGTGCCTTACCAATAGGGTGAGCTTGTGCTCCACTGGAGGCTAAATCCATGCCCTCTTTGATTAAAAAAGTGGTGGCATTAACCCAACGGAGAAGATTTTTCCAAGTCTCAGTTAAGGCGTTGATAACCGATTCAGACTCTGCAAATCTATATACACTCTCTGTTAACAGATTCATTTGCAGTTTCATATCGTCCCAGAGCTTACCTAGGGGAGTCATGTTATCTTTGGCATTTTGTGCCATTTCACCGTAAATTCTATCTAGCTCTTTTGTAGCTAATGCAACAGCCTCTAAGTGCTTACCTTGGTCTTCAAGTTCTCGGATATTGTCAATAGTGGCGGCAGTTGTCCTACCTGTTGCCATACCAATTTCTGTTAATGTCTTAACAGGGTCTGCTGCCAGCTTAGAGTACTCTTTAACAATATCCTGAGTGGACACCCCAAGATAGCGGTTCATATCTATTGCAGCGGTTGTAATACCTACAATAGACTCTTTTCCTAGATTACCTGCTTGAGCAATCTCAGTTAGAACTTTTGCAACACCTAGGGACGTGGCTGCGCCAGATGCCATTGCACTAGACATCGACATCGCTTCCTGTTTAGTTACAGCTAACGCAGCACCGTTCAGAACCAAGGCATTAGATAGTTCGTGTGAAGTAGTTAGAATATTCTTATAAGCTATTGCTAGGGTTGCTAGGATGGCTACTAGACCCAGTACACCTGCTGCGATAATAGGTGTGATAATTGAATTGGCTGTGGCTTTAAATGTGTTGGCAAGGGCTTCAGAAGCTTTTGAAGATAACCCCATCTTGTACGCGAAGGTATCTAATATCAACCCTGCTTCGTTAATAGCAGCTTTCATTCCTGTCATGGACATAGCTACTTCAGCAAAACCCATTGCAGTGTTCTTAACAGCAATAAGAACAACCCTACCTAGATTCAAAGCAACATCTCGGAAACCTGTGACAATCTGAGTGAACGCACTGTTCAAGACTGTCTGCATGTTGTGACCTTCTCTACCGATGTCACCAAAGATAGCTCTCATCTGGTCGCCCTGTTGGAGTAGCACAGTCAGCGGATTTTGCCCACCAGCAAGTGATACACCAATATCACCTAATTGTACAGACGTAGCTCGTGCTAGGTAGTTTAGTTTGTCACGCTTCTTGGTGTTGTCAACTGCTCTAATGTCCTCTAATGGGCGCTTAATATTTGCGATATTTTTATAGTGATTCTCTGTTGCACGTAAACCTTCTCTGAACTGCAGCTTCTGTGCTTGTAGCTCGTCTGCACCTGCTTTAATTGTAATTTCAGAGGCACTTATACGTGCAGCTACATCTTCTTTAAGAACAACACGTTGTTGCTTGAAGAGTTCAAAGGCACGAAGCTTGTCTCTGTAGAGGTTGTCAGTCTCTTTCTTGGATAGAGACATAACAGAGGACTCAGAGCCATCACCCAACGCTTTAGCTGCTTCATAACGCTTTGTGTAATCTATTAGCTGTCTGTAACCTTCACGCGCTTGACCTAGTTCTTTTGTGAGGCTAACCAAGCCACTTGTCGATTGGTCAAAAGGGTCTTGCCCCATAATCTTACGTTGAGAAGCGATTGTTGTCATCAACTTAGACATCTCAACATCAGCTAGACCTGCTGCCTTACCTGCTGCTAAGATTGAGGATTGACCTTTTGACCATCCCTCATTCATGTACCCTAGGACAGTGACTTGACGTTGTAGGATGTCTTGATGTACTTTAGCCTCACGCTCTCGTGAAGTGTTAGCCTTTTCTTGATTGGCAATATCTTGTTTAACTAGCTTATCTTTTTGCTTGTAGAATTGCTCAGTTGCCTGAGCCATCATTTCAGTTTGTTTAGCTTGTTTTTGAACAGCCACTGTACTTACTTCAACAGCCTTAGTGACACCCTTTGCGCCATCATCAGCGGCTTTACCTAAATCCACTAAGGGTTTGTTTAGACTTTTTACAGCCGTGGATAATCCTGCAATTTTTTTAACTGCACTATCAAGTTGCACGGTGTCTACGGTAAATCTTAGCTGGGATAAATCAAATGACATCTTATTTCCTACTTATATTCTTTTTCTGTTTTAGCACTTGTTAAAATACCAAAGCAGAAAAGCCCCGCATGGAGGCTTAACTTTTCTTCTTACTATCTTGCTTGCTCTTCTCAGCATAGACTGCTAAAACCTCACGGTCTAACCTCTTAATTAAATCAATTTCCCATATTTCAGGTTGAATTTGTCTTAATTTAAAAAAAGCATAGATGTCCGAGTATGTTATTGGGTTAAAACCAAAACCCGATGAACTCCTACTATCATTGAGATTTAAGAACCACCCCCAGACTTCGAAACAAGAAGCTGGTAACTCAGGGATATTCTCTAACTCTTTAGGTTTTATTCCTGTTTGTTCCCATACATTATTAAGTTGGTCACGGAGAGAAGAGCCTGAGCCACTTCCAAATACTGCACCTCTAAATTCAGCTTTGCAGAACTCAATAGTGGCTTCAATGTCTTCAGGTGCGAAAGTTCAGAAGTTGCTCACTCTCGGCAGTTACCGCCTCACGGATGAACGGGTAATCAGTCATCAAACGAATGCACTCCTCTTTCGAGTACGGGACATCTTTACTATCTTCAACAATACCCGACCAAGAGATAACTCGTAAGGCACTTGATTGAATGGCAAAGTCCTCAGACTCTTGCAAAGACATTGGTTCTGGTTCTTTACCACGTTTCTTAGCTGCTTGTTCTTTTACTTGCATCTGTGAGAATGCATTACGGTAAAAATCCTTAACTACCTTACTGAGTGAACCACGTACTTTGATTTTGATATCGGTAATAGTACCATCAGGCATGGTAAGGTCAAATTCATAGCCTACTTCTGCGGCTTTAGTGGGATCATTTTTTTTCAAATCGAACGACATAATATTCCTTTTTGTTTTCTAGTGAGATTTACATAAACAGAGTAACCCCAGAATCGGGGTTATCTTTTTGGACTGTACAGCTTTTATAAGTATTATTAACTGCACATAGTATTATTATATCATACAATCTGTTACATGTCAAGGGAAATATACTAAAGTGCATTATGTATAGGCGTTAAAAAACCCCTAAGGAGGTTAATCCAAAGGGGTTATATATTCTCACTAGAGGATATTAAAGGGTACTGTCTTGAACCGCGATAGTGGTAGCTAGTAATCCACCTGTGGTAACACTGTTTAGGAGGGCAGTGAAAGATGTAGAGGCTGTTAGACCAAGTTCTGAATCGCTCTTATCAAATGAACCAAGTTTAACTCTAGGGATTGTATAGCTAACAAAATCCGCATTAGCTGCGTTAGATGTTGCAAGAGCAAACACTAAAGACACTTCGGTTTCATCCTTGAAGTAATCACGGAAAACAGCGTCTTGGAAATACACACTCAAGTTACCTGTTGCTTTGATACGACCTGTAAAGATGTCCTGCACAGCATTAGAGCCAACAACAACTGCATTCTCTGTGGCACGTTCCACGTTGAAGTCTGCGGAAGTAATCAAGGCTGCTGCTAGTCCATTGACAAGGACTGCTCCCTGTACACTCGCAAAAATTCCGTTTGTTCCCTGCGCTGTGGGTGATGTAAAATACTGTGAAGTACTTACTTGCCCAAGGTCTGCACCCATAAAGGAGAAGTCAACTGTCGCCAAGCCTGTTGCTGGCAATTGAGTGTTCATAGAAGCAGTTTTCATGCCTACATAAACTTCAGATTGTGCAATATCGGAGTAGAACTCTTCGATAGTGAAGGACTGGTCTGTGTGACCTGTCAATGGTACGAATGTATCCTTACCACGCACAGTGGCAATCACAGAGGCGATTGGGCCTTCAGCAAGCAGTGCAGTATTGTTCAGAACTTTAACCGTCAAGACAGTGGCTGTCATGGAGACAATCAAGAGATTCTTTCCTACGTTCAGCACGTTCAATGAACCGCCTGTCAGGGCAATAACTTTACCGATGTTGAATGAGTCAGTAAACCAAGAGCCTGTTGAACGAGTAACAGTCCAGAAACTACCTGAAGCTGCGATAGTTACTGACATAGTTGCTGTGACAGCACCAGTTGTAAAATCACGAGCTAAGATAGCTTGCATGAAATCACCGTAAGATGAAGGTGACAACTCGCCATTCAAAGAACCTTCTGCACTACGCACACCGTGGCGCATATCAGCCGTTTGACGGTCTACTCTCACCTCTGATGACTCAAAAGAATCCTTCTTTAGACTCATTGCTGAAGTGACACGGCGCAAATATTTTGCTCCTGCTGCTCCTGCCAACGTTCCAAAGGTTGTTTCTTTTTTGTAGCTTACGGACTTTGCCGTGCCTTTACTAATTGCCATTGTGTTTTCCTTGTTTTATTAAATTACATTTTGCAAAATGTGCTGATTTTACGGTTCAACAACCGTCAATTTCTTTAACTTTGCAGTTATCAAAATGAAATCTAACCATCGCTGGTTTGAATGTTGATTGTTTGCCGCAATGTGGGCAAACTAGAAGAGGCTGATTTAACCAGTAATCTTTCAGCTTCTGCTTGCGCTCGTCTGTACAGGACATATCTAAGAGTGATTGAGCTAGTTTTATTTTACTTTTAGTCTCTTCTGTTCTCTGTTTTCCGAAGTTCCAATGCGTCTCACCTCCCATGCCATATTGAGGGTGGTTTACACCTGTATGCATCTGAGACATTAAACGTTTTGTCTCTTCGGTATGCTTCTTACCTTTAAAAGTACCGTCCCTGCTCTTGTAGCTTTTAATAAGAGACTCGGATAATTTTCTCAATGTCTCCTGAGTTTTAGGTTTACCTGTGTTAGCTTTTCTTACTGCTTCTTTTTGTTTTTCTGAAGTGCCAAGACCCGCTCTACCTTCTCCACCATCCGAGAGGTTAGTAAGAATGCCACCGTTATTGTCTATCCTCTTTCCGTAGAGAGAGATTAACCTTATCTCCTCCACATACATTTCCTCTGCCGTCTCATACTGTTGGTGTAATCTTATGACAACAATTTCATTATCTTCTTGCATTCTTTTTATTTTACTTTTGACAAGAAAATTAACTCTATCCTCATTTTCAGAGAAATGCCCGTACACCCTTTTCCAGTTACAGGATGTGCCTATATAGAAAGGCATATCCCCCTGCATTAGCATATAAACGTAATAAGCTTTACCAAGTGGTCTAAGAAAAGCTCCCACATCATATCGTGAGTTAAAGTCTAAATTCTGAAACATATTTTCTCCATTAAAGAAACCATTACTAAATAAACAACAAGGCGGTACAGGTAATGACTCTGTATTTTCGGGAGCAACCCCTAGCCTTGTTTCAACTAAACATTATACCACAATTTGTAACAGTTGTAACCACTCTACGAGACTACTTCTGTAACTACATCAATTAGTACAGGAATAATTGTTCTATTTCCAATTTGAGCGGTAGAACCCACTTTAGGTGTCGTTAGAATATGAATCCTAAAAGCACCCTCTTCAAAGGTTGTCCCTTTTTTAAACCAGTTACGGGTTAGCTCTGCTCTTGTTAAAGCTGCTGCTGTGCCATTGTTAGGTGCATCAACTATAAAGACTTGCAACTGCATTTCATCTCTGTGATAGCCTGTGCCGAATACAGGGTCAACTGGGTTCTTCACCATCAGTTGTACACGTTGATACATCGTTGCAGGAGGGTCAAAGCTGACACCTTCAAAAGCTGTTGGAATTGATGGCGTTAAAGCCATCAGACGGCGTTCTAAGCACCTTTTTGTTTCTAATATAGCCAATGGTACTAACCCTCTTCATAATACTGTTTAAGGTCGCTTAAATAAGCTCCTTGGATGGTTGACTCAGCTTTTCCTCTAATGTCGTCAAGGATTTCAAGCTCTTCGTAGGCAGGACCTGTTGCACCTATAGTGAAGGTGTCTCCGATTTTATAGTTAGCCTGAGCTTTATAATCCACGTTGCCTAACATCGTAGGGACATCATAAATGACTGGATTGAACTCTAAAGTACCTTCGGTATAAGTCCATGCACCTTTATGAAAACCTTCGAGAGCTTCGATACCGTAACCGCCCTCTGAGCGAGATTTAGCTCGTTTCTTGTAGTATTCCACGTACTTCGCAGTATTACCACCCTCAGAGATATGTCCCTTACGGGTAGCTTGACTAGCTGCTTCAGCTACATCCTGTGCAAACCCCACAACCATGTGTTTGAGCTTTCTTTCAACTTCTGCTTTGTACTCAGCTAAGGATTTTTCCAATTCGTCTGTATTAGCTGAGAGCATAGCTTAATTCCTTGAGGCAATTACCTTGTAAAGCACCACTTGATTGTGAGCCATGTGTGAGGTGTAAGAGTCCACAACGTATACTTCATTGTCCCAAAGAATCTTATCTTTTACAGAAGGAACAAAAGCTAGTGAATCATTAGCAAGATAGAAAGTTCCGGCGTCTTTACCTATTAAATTAGGGAAGTTATACTGACTGGATTTAATATGCTGTTTGTATGTCCAAACTGTATAAGGTGTCTCAGTATTAGTAACTGAGCCTGTCTCTACGTTGTATACACCAGTCTGAACTTTTGTGTACGTGCATTGAGCACCGTTACGTTTGATTGCGTCAATTGAAGCTAGGAGAAAGCGATTAGCCATTATTGTAGACTCCAAAAGGGTCTGGATTATTTAAAGATAACTCCGAATTAGGGGTATCAATAAAGTTGTTGTCTACGTTGTCTAAATTCGCTTGAATGTCTGTTTTAGAGATACCACCTGCGTACCCGTTTACACTGTTATAGACAGGGTTAAGTTGTGGGTTACGGATGAACATTTCTAGTGATGCTCTGTACTCTGATGCAGCTTTTGAGCCGCCGGTAACAGAAAATATATCTACAGTTTCATTCGCACTCCACATGGACAATTGCAGAAGGATAACACGAGCCAACTCTAATGATGCACGATTGACATTTTGGTTATTACGGTCAAGGAAAAATTGAATTTCTTCGTCTGTGGTAAAGTAAAAACCCACGGCTGTATCTTGAGTAAGGAGACGTACTTGCTGGATTAGACTAAGAGCCATTGGCACTTCCTTCTGTTAAATTATATCTTGTTTTGAGGATGTCGTAGACTTCGTGTATTCTGCTAAAGCCTGACTATGTTCGAAAGAGAACTCACCATAGAACTCTTTGACCCATTCCAATCTAGCAACGATAGCCTCATCTTTTGTATTAAATCGCCTACGAAGAGGGCACTTTACGTCTACACTTATACCCGCAACCCATTTATTACGTGCTTTGTCAAAATGCACACCTATAGTGCCACTTGTGTTTTTCTCAGAGGCAGTCTTATTCATGTTATTAGACCTACGAGAACACTCACGTAAGTTAGATATCATATTGTTCAGACGATTACCGTCGATGTGGTCGATATCTGCAATTGGAAATCTTCCGTGCACATGTAGCCAAACTAGGCGATGGGCGTAATTCAACTCACCTGCAAAGTTAATACGCCAGTAACCACTGCTATGTAAAGTACCTGCAACACTTCCAGCCCTGCATCCTCCACGACATTGTTTCCAAGTTAAGTCCCCCGTTTCAGGATTATAATCTAAGGCATCTCTTACTTGTTTTTGAGTTAGCTCAGGTGAGTTTATTTTCGACATTCTACCCTCTTTGATAATTTATAGGTCAAGGCTATCCGTGAAAGAGCACAGAAGAGGCTTACAGACCTCGTTTACCTTGTTAATACTTGACTGTAATCAAGCTGTAAGTGAAACTACATTGTAACATATTTTACTACAAATTGCAATTTCTTTTAATATATCTCGGTAAAATACATTAAAAGAAAGCTCCCCTTGGGGAGCAATCAAGTTTATCTAAGATTAGTTAGAAGAATAACCACGGGCAACCAGATTAGGGCGCTTCATAACGTGGATAAAATTAGACTCACTTTCCAGTGTAATCTCTGTACCACGAGGGTCACGGAACTGCCAGAGATATTCAGGCATAGCGATTGTGTTCACCAAGCCGAAGCGATTTGCAGGACCGTAGAAACGTGTGAATGAACCATCATCTGACTCAGCTACGAAGTAACAATCACCAGAAGGAACTAAGGCACTACCAGCAAGGACTGTGGGGACTTCGACAAAGGTTATGTTTGAAAAGGTGAAACGACGATACAACCCCATACCACCAGCACGATTGCGAAGGATGGATTGACCTTCTGTTGCAGAGTAGTAAGTGTAAGCTGCTTGCACTTTAGCATGTGCGATTAGCTTTGCAAAGAATACTGGAGAGCAATAAGCTGTTACAGAGTTGATAATCACCCCATCAGTCACTGAGTCTTGGAAACCACGGATGATTGCCTCACATTTAGCAGTAATCTCTGTTGTGGAAGTACCAAAAACGAAGTCAACTTCATTACGAGTGAAACCGAAGTCAGTGTAGAAATTACCAGAGATTGTCGCATTTGGTGACCACACATTACCAGTAGTAATAGTAGCAAAAGCTGCAACTTCCTTAGTGATTGCAAAAGACTTCTTAATCTTTTCCATTTTACGCATCAACGCTGCTGCTTCTGTATCAGCTTGTGTCAAGTCACTGTAGGCACTCTTACCAGCAATATCATCAGGATACAAGGCATCCATCAATGGATGGTGTGTCAAAGAGTAGCTATGAATCTTGCGAACATCGTTGGATGTAGTCTGTGGTTTTGTACCACGAACTTGGTCCTTAACGATTGCGATAGAACCTTTTGTCTCTTGAAATGTCACAACATTCTGTGACAAGAACTCATCCTTAAACAAACCAGAATCGCCGAGCAAAGTCCAAGTTTGTGGGAGGGTATTCAGTTCACGGGTGCTGTCTACAACTTCAAAGTTATTTGTAAAACTACGAACGGTCATTTTATTCTCTCTTCTTTATTAAATAGTTGTCAGGACTTGAATGCCGACTGCTTCAAGTGAAGCGTAGACAACATCTTTCTCAGCGTCCAAGTCATAGGTAGCATCTAGCACCAAACCTGTTTTAGACACAGAGGCAGGCCCACGAGTCAAAGCAACAACTTTAGTATCTGTAGCCCCCAAGATGGTGATTGGAGTAACCACGATAGCAGCAGCAACTGCTGAACCGTCTACAGCAGTTTGGACTGCACGTTTGTATTTACCTGTAGCAGTGACTTTACCAAGCACTGTGCCAACTGCCAATGTACCAGCGGTATCATTAACGGTCACACCAGTACGGCAATATGCCAAATCAGCCCAGAGTTCTTGTTTAATCACGTTACCTTTAACGTGTGTTTCAGTAGCAATAACAGCCATTTTGAATTTTCCTTATTTATTAAATTACTTAGCAGACTTAGCTTTTTCGGCAGCAGCTTTAACTGCTTTCATCAAAGGTGTTTCTTCTGTTTTTGTTGCTTCTTCAGAACTAAAACCTTGTTCTTTAAACAAGGCAGCATCTTTCTGCACTACCATCAAGCCTTCAAGAGCTTTAACAACTTCTTGGAACACTTCTTCTGATTCAACATTAGCAAGACCTTTTACCAAGGCTTCAACTTTTGCATCGTCTTTCACTGTAGCCTTCAACAAATCCTTACGGGATTTTTGAATTGCAGCAGCTTTTTCTACTTCAAATTGCTTAACTGTTTCTAAAGCCTTGGTTAGCTGTTCAGACTGCTCTTTCAGTGCCTTCTGAATACTATCTAACTCGCTCTTTTGTACCATCTCAACGGTCACGTCCGTTTCGACTACTTTGACTTCTTTTGTCATCTGAGTTTCCTTATTTTTAACAATTTTGTCGGAAGGCGAAGCCTCGACACTCTCTTTAGACACTTCTTGGTTTTTAACAACCGTGGCTGTGGCTTCGCCGTTTTCCGCTACAACAGTTTTAGCTGGTGCTTTAGAATCTTTTTCAATCTTCTTGAATAACTTCTCAAGTTGTGCTTGAGACTTCAAGAGGTCAATGTATGTTTCTGGCTCTAGTTCAGACAAGGATTTGTCAATGTCTTCAGCTTCTGAAAGCTGCTTGATGATTTCAATTGAAGCTACTTTGCTTGCAATATAATCTTCATATGTTTCAGGTAGCTCTTCTTCTGAACTTTCAAACCCTAAGGCTCTACTAAGCACTTCAGAATCAAATCCACCTAAATTAAAGAAGACTTGTAGGAACTCACTAAACTCTAAACTTACTTTTACCTGTGATGCTTTTGCAACGTGCTCATCTGTAAACTTAGAAGCTTTTAGTACAAGTGCATAGGGAGAGCCGTTAGCAGGTTGCTGACCTTGCCAATCCTCTGTCCCTACTAAGCTGATATGTGCGTCCTTACCGCTAAAGTCTATATTCTTAAGGGTTCTTTTTGGTTTGATTTTTGTTGTCATAATTTAGTCATTCGATTGCTTCCACAATAGCCATTGCACCAATACTGATACCATTGATTCGTCCATCGACAATTTGTTCCCAAAGGTCTTCGTCATGAATTTGTAGTGTCATAAGCCAAGTCCCCTTCTGAATAAAATGCTCATTCAAAACGAGGTCAGTAGGTGCTAGGTAACTCTCAATGACACTGAAGGTTGTAGTAGGAACACTGTGAAATAAGTAGCAGTTCTGGAGTGATTTATTAAAGGACTCTTTGGCTTTACGAACTTCTTCTTCAGATGTATAGTCACCTGTGAGGTCAGTTCCTACATTCATACTCACGTATGTGACTTGCATCAAAGCTTTGTCTACTGCTTTAACAACACCTAATGTACCAACAGAATCCTCGCCTTTTTGCTCCATTTGAGCCTTGGTGATTTCCGTCCTATCAGATACTAAAATACCTTCAGCTTTGAGAATGGACTTACTCCATGCAAGTCCAGATTTGCCACCTAAAGCATAATATGTCATTACATTGTCGTCACAACCTCCATCCCACAGTTTCTTATTAAAATCTAAGCCCTTTTCGAGTTTAGTTAAAGTGTGGTACATATTAGAGATTGTTTTAATATCGAACTTAACTGATTTAGCTAATTCGACTTGTTGTAATCTTTGTTTAGCTACATAAGACTCTCTAGGGTAACGTTCTGATATTGCAATACCCCTAGAAATATTATCCAAAACAGCCGTTGTAGGCTGGTAGTATTTAATCATTGTTATTATTCCTAACCTATACTATTATTATACCATAAAATCATACAAAAAGCAAGTGAAATATTAGTTTCTTATAATTATTTAACACCAGAACCAATTATTACCATCGGAGATAATACTTCTCTGAGTCTGTGCAGCGATAGACTGTGAACCACCCCACTGGATAGCTCCTTGAGTTGCAGTGATAGTAATTGCATTTCCACCTACATTTGATAATCTAAATAGTTTACCTGTGGATGTATTTGCTGCTGGAAGTGTTACAGTCTGAGATGCTGGTACATCAAATAACAATACAGAATCAGTTAATGTCGCTGAATAACTTCCTGTCTTGTACGATACTGCCTCTAAACCCTTAACAGCACTTAGATTATTAACCCATTCTTGAAGTGCGTATGTACCTGAAGCGTCTGGGATAGTCTGAGTTCTATTATCTGATAAAGTGCAGTCAATGGTATTAACTAAGCCGTTAGACCTGTAGTTCATTCTCGAAGCAACATAGAAGTTATCAGTGTTTACATCAAGCCTGTTGCCAGTTGAATTACCAGTGAACTTTGCTATTGAAGCACCCTTACCATTGAAGATGTGAAAACTTCTAAACCAAGGAGAACTATATGTACTTGTGTTGGGGTCAAATCCTGAGTTATAACTCACAGCGATTTCAGATGTATCACCTGTTTCTCCAAAATAACCTGAGTACAGTATCTGATTTAAACCCGCTGTAACTGCTCCAAATTGCAATGCTGAATAGAATGTTGCTGTTCTCGAAGCACCAGTTATCTTCATTGCAGCAAGACCTTTACCGTTGAAAATAGTAAAGTCCCTGTAGTAATTAGAACTAGGTGAGGTGTAGTTCAAGGTTAAACCAGAGTTCGCTGCAGTAGTCACATCGTTAATGTCGTTGCCAGAGAATGTAAAGTTAGATAATTTTGCTCCGTTAACGAAGTTCCAAGTACCTGTAATACTCTCTGCTACTGACGCTGATAAACCACTCCCGCCGCCTCCACTGCCACCTGTAATAGTAGCTGGAATCCACTTACCTGTTGAAGTAGACCATGTTAAGGACTGTCCGTCTGTGGGTACTGTAGTTGCAGTATCAACATCTGATAAGTCATCAATAACTGCATCAGAAATATCTACATTACTTACGTGATTATCTAAAATCTCAACAATCATGTCGTCTAGGAAGACATCAGCAGTTCCTGTGGCGGTTATCTCAACGTAGAACTTAGATGCACCTATTGGAGCGCGTGAGTACGGACGTAAGCTCTCAGTTCTCCAAGTAGTACCAATCTCTGCCAAAGTATAACTAAAAGTAAATGTACGAGAAGATACTACGGTATCGTAGAACTGTGAATCATAACCAACTGTTACAACAAAAGTTGAGCCAACAGGTACTGAACCGTAAGTCTTGAAAGATAATGTAGGTTTAGCTGTTGGAGCTACTTGGAATACTTTACGCACCTTAGAGGTCTGCCCAGAGGGGTTAAAGCGTAAGGACTTAGTTCCAGTGGCTGCATGAAGGGTAGATATAACAGGGTCGATATATCCAGCACCTTGTGTTATCTTCCAATCTCTAGGTGTAGCATTCCGCTCGAATGAGCCGTCCACTAATAGGTTATTCCTGTCCCCGTGGACATGCACACGTTTATTTGCTGCGGAGTATCTTCCACCGTCGAAGGATGTCAGATTCGATATATAGGCTGCACCTTTGAATATCGACTGTGGGGTAAACTCCCCAGTAGGTGTAAAAGATACGTGAGAATTAGATAAAAAGATACCTGCATCAGCACTCCCAGTATCCGAGCCATCAATAGAATCATCTGCTACCCCAATATAAACACTAATAGTTTCGTTAACAACGATTAAGGTATTGGATAAACAGATTCTTGAATTAGAATCTTTAGCTACCATCCAAGGTTTAATGTTTGGATTGTCAATGGACTCGATATGTGAGTCCGTAATGTAGATACTACCGCCAAACTCTGAAATCAGTGCTTCTTGCGTGAAGTAATCAAATGAGCAATTTGAGAATGAAAAATTACCACCTGTTGCATGTACTAATGTGTTACTGTTAAAAATAACACAGTTTGTAAAACCAATACGTTCTCCAGAATCTTCAAGGGTTATACCTGCGTACTCGATAGCAAGATTGCAGTTATGAATGGAGCAAGAGTCTATCTTCTGAATATAACTGTGGTCACCAAATGTGATGCCCTTATCAAACCCAGAGATGTTGCAATTCTGCACTGATGCATGAGCACCAGAAAAGGATAAACCTTCTCCGAACTTTACACCAATAACAGGGGTTCGAGTATTTCCATAACTAGCACCTTTGATGTTTAAACCCATCACCTGATAAACAGCTAAGTCCCAAAGGACTGCAAAATTATTCGGTGTGGTAACTAAAAAGGCAGTGCCAGTTGTGAGACCAGAGAAGTCCAATTTAGCACCGTTCCCTACAATAGAATGTGTGCCATAATTGTAGACGACACCTGTACCCATTAGATACGTGTATGGGGAGAACACAAGGGTGGAGTGAGACAGCGCACAAGCATCTAGTGCTGCTTGGATATACGTAGAAACAGAGACAGTGTTTGTCCCTGCTTCAATTGCTGTCCAAATGTTTAAAGGAATAAAATCCTGTAACAGAACAGAAGACTCAGCAACAAGGTCGTTGTAGCCAAGAAGTTTGTCATTTGTAGGTAGTCTTCTTGGTAAACCTCTTACCAGTGTTGATGGTTTTCTTATTGGCATAGTTAAAATTATTTAGACAGTGCTACGATGTCACCTGCTGTTGCTCTACTTGATATTTTTCTATCAATCCTTGCTAATTCAACAGCTAGGGCTTGACGAATAACTAATGCTGTTTGCTCTTCTGTTAAAGCTGTGCCAGTTACTACGTTTTGGTAACTTACTGCACTGTTTACTAGTGCTGAGACGGTTGCAGGATATATTGGTAAATCACTATAAGACCAAAAGGCTGTTGAGTAATTATCTGAGTACACAACTCCGTTTACAGCTACAAGGTTAGGGTCATAGATAATCTTCCAATTGTTAATCAAAAAGAAAGTTACACCTGTTTCACCGTTAGGAATAATATCTCCACCTGAGAAACGCATAGCTGGAATAGACCAAGGTTCTCTTTGTACCCACCGTACCCATGCTGAATACACATCAGCACGGATGTCTAAGGAGGTTACACCTTCATTCACTGTAATCTTACGTGTTACACCGTTGAAGGACACCTTTTCATTAAGTGCCCATTCTTCCCCCCACGCTGCCCAAATTAAAGCAGCCATGATTTACCAAAGCTCTCTGTAAGATAGATTTAAAGAAACTTTAGTTGGTAATGGAGACAACTTTGTAGCCGTAAAACTCCAGACTTCAGCTACACCATTTGCAGCACACATGATACCTTCGTCATTGACTTCAAACCACTCTGCCATGTCTATAGAAGCAGCACCCTTGGTTATGTATACAACCTTGAACTTACGCGACCCCGCTGTACTCAATGTGCCATCTATAGTACCATCGATTGATGAATCAGAGGTTAAAGTCCAAGACCCCCCTGTAAGAGATGTTGTTTGCCAAATAGTAATTGCACAAGGCTCATCAGCGTATACATTCAGTGTCTCAGGATAGGTTTGTACGCTATTATGTTTACCGTTGATTGTAGTTTTTGATTTGACAGAAAGCAAATGTGTACCTGTTGTTACAGTAACATCCGTAACATCCATGTCTGCCGCTCTCCAGAAGGCATAATCCTTGAAATCACCTTCTGTATATGCAGCCATACAGACTTCACGAAGTTCACTTGAAGCGCCTGCGGCTGCTGTATTTACATTCTCTGTCCTTAGGGGTAAAGTACCTGTACGCATATACGGTAGATTGTTTGTGCCTGCATTAAAGAACGAATGACAAACCAGTCTAGCACCTGATGGTTCATAAATACCGAAACGTACACGTCCTGCGCCTAGCCATTGATAGTCAATCCAATAGACATTAATTTTTGTCAAGTCAATGTTATGTCCAGAAGGGCCTGTACCGTCGAGTTTATCTCCGTTCCAGTTTTGTCGTGCAACCCTGTTGTGAGTGACACTACCTGATGTGGATGAGCGAATAACCGCACCTAACTCTGTACCTGCTAGTTCAAAGTACAAACCATCATTGTTATCGAATGCACCCCACCTGCGAGAGTTACCTACCTTGCCTGTGTCACCACAAGCTATTGTTTGGTTAATAAGGTTAGAAGTTCCGGGATTATAATAGTGATAACGGTTGGTTGTGCGTGTTACACGAGAGCCAATTGTCCCTGTAACACTCAACACATTTGATGACCCAACAGAGTCATAGGTGTTAACACCGCCTGTTACCTCTTCAACAGTGAAAAGTGCGTCATATGTGTCTAACGAAGCCTCGTAAACACCTAGAGCACGTTGTTGTGTGTTTTTCAAAGAACCAAAGCCAGACATGATAGGTTGACCCTCCGCAAAACGCACAGAGGCGCTTCCTCTATTGTCAATTGCTTGAATGTTCTCTGGTGAAGTTGGGTCAGCTAGATGGAGGACTTGCGCTTGAACGTTGTTACCATTGACCAAGTGCTGACGTGTATATATTTTTTTTCCTGTAGAGTCAGGTGGGATAGTGACAAAATTGCTTGTACTCATTTATTTTCTCTGTTTGTTTTATTACGTTTTGGAAATAATGCTCTTTGCTCTGGTGTTAATTCTTTCAGACGAAACCATCCTTCAGGTATCTCATGTAAGCACCTATGCTCAAGTGTTAAAGGGTTGTAAAGGTTTATACGACCCTTTATCTTTTCACTCCGTTGTTTGGAATAAGCTTCAGCACCTCCTGCCTTCTCTACGCCCTTAGCTTGACGAAGTTTCCCTTGATTGGAAAGTGCAGCCGTACCTTTAGAAAGTTCACGAACTTTACACGCTTCTCGATGAGACTCAGATTGGTGCGTGATTTTCGCTTTTACCCTTGCCTCGTCTGAGTGGAGACTTCTACCTAACCACTCTGTTGTTGAGTGGTCAATGCTCTTGTGTGCATCAAGCATAGGTCTTGTGCATTTTTCTTTACGTACAGGACAAAGCATTAACTCTTTTTGTAAATCTGAATTTTTCTTTTGAGACACCTCATCTGTGTAGTACCACCTCTTAGCTGCCATTACCTTATCTCGATATTCGTCAGTCGTCCAAAGGTCTATCATTGCACTATTAAAGTTTTTCTTTAGGTGCTCATACTGTCTTGAGTGTTTGCTCACACCGCAACGTTGAGCCATACATGTAACCGCGAAATGCATTTTTCTCTTCAAGGCGGGGACACTGGTAAGTTTAGACAGTAATCTATGTGCAACATAGTGTTCCCTTGCTGTGAGAATCACAAGATTTTCTTTATCAGTTTCTCCACCCATTCCAAACGATACTGGTAATATATGGTGCTTCTCTGTGTAACCTGTTAAATCACGACTTTTTGCAGATAGAATAAGATTAGTATACCATTTACAATATTTATTATCATTTGCAACAGTTTTCAGTAAATCAAGATACATTTATAAGCCCCGTAATACACACTATTTAAAAATATAAACTACAAAAATGCTCTGTCTGTCTCTGCTGATGCTACTATTTTGATAGTCTTAGACGCAGTCAATCCACCGCTGGCAGAAGTGGTAACAACAACTGGTTTAGCAGAACCAGATTTACCTGCTACTAAGGTAACGGCAGTGTCTGTACCGCCTGTACGTAGACCACCTGCAGTGTCGTTTGTGTAGTCATAGTTAAACGCAATAGAAGCAGAGGAAATAGTTCCTGAGATGTTTGTCCCTGCTTTGTTTTTCACAATAACAGCGTCAGTTGTACCCCAATCATTTGTCGAGGTCAAATCAGAGTAGTACAGGACATACCATCCACCAACTAAGTTAGCAGAGAAATCCAATGAACCAGCAGAAGCAAACGGATATTCACGTTGTACAGCGGAATTATCAAAGAACTGAATTGTATTAATGTCAGCATCTGAAAGACCTTCAACAATAACACCAGTACCACCACCTGCAGGATTAGTAGGAGCGTAGAAACCACAAACAAGTTTAGCTGTCCAGTTCATCAGCAACGAAGCTGTTTTACCGATTACAGAAGTACCGCCGTTTACACTGTTAATTGTAGTAGCTTGGCGCAACTTCGCTTGAACAAAAGTGTAGACTTGTTTTAGTGTTGCTGTAACAGGTGTTGCAGGTGAAAGTGTAAAACTAGTCCCTGCTGCTGTACCAAGTAAATTACTTGTTAATGTCACCACTGTACTTGTTGGTGAGCCACTAATTGTGTACACACCCTTGGCAGCACCATTGTGAATAGTTAAAGTGCCACCAGTGAAGTTTGCACCTGTAATACCGCCTGTTGTAGAGGTAAAAACTGGTGTACCTGTAGTACCTGCACCATCGATACCTGAGTGCGTACCAACATCTACAACGATACCAAAACTACGTGGTGTTCCTGCTAGGTCAACATCCTTCTGGAAAGCACCAGAGAAATAGTTGATTCGCATTTTATTGTACGGAGTAATAGGTGTTGTGATAACGTCCGTATCGGTGTTAACAATGTCTAAGTCGTCTGAGTTAGACAGCAATAAGTTAACCAAGTAAGCGCCTGTACCAGTTTTACCTGTATCTGCCAAAACAGAGTCAGTGTATTTCTTAGCGTAGATACGGCAATAACCTTTTAAGTAAGTATTGCTTGTAAAGTTACCGTTAGCTGCATCACCATATACTTGCACACCTAAGTTAGCTGCATCTGTGTATGTGAAATCAATTGCAGAGCCTGCTGAAACTTTTTGATAGTAAAGCTGTGCTGATGTGGACACAGACCCCAAGGACACGACACCTGCAAAGGTTGAAGCAATTGTACCTGATGCGGAAGTACCGTCAGCGCCTGCGGCTGTAGGTGTGTACTCATTCCAACCACCATCACGAAGGTACAGACGTGTACCTGTTGACAATGTTCCACCGAAGACCCAGTTGTTGTACCGAGTACCGTCGAAACCAATATTAAACTGACCAGATAATGCGTCAATCGTGTAGAACGGAAATGGGTGCTCGTTGTATGTAGCAGATTCCCATAACTGAATTAGTTTAGAGTAAAGTGCTTGCCAAGTGACACCGTCTTTTGCAACTAGGTTACCTGCTACGTTTAATGTAATGGTACGAGTCCCTACATCTACTGTGAGTTCCGTGCCTATGTTCAGAGAACTTTTATTTATCAGCTTTGTCATGGTTTATTTAATTTCTATAGTGTCGATGATGTAGGAACTGGATGCAAAGCGTAGACCTTCTGGTAGCTGAATTACTTTATCGTAGTAAATCATTGTTCCATCGCTAAGTTGAACAGGGTTACTATCTGATTCAAGAACACTCCCTACGTATTTACCGTCTGTAGTGTCCGTGATACAGAGTTTTAATTTTTTAACTTTCACACATAATTCCTGTCTATAACTTGAGCAATTGGAAGAGTTGAATCACTGATACTAAGCAAGTAATCGTACACTTGGTACGGGACATATCCAGCCTTGATAACCTTTATATCCACATATGTGCTAGGTGCATACGTGTAAACAAATCCGTAGTTGTCTGCGGCATTTTGGTCTACATTCGCAAGCGCTGTATTAGTGTCACTTGTTTTAACAACAATGTCTGAACCTGCTACTAATCCTGTCAGGGTGAGTGTGTTTACTGAAAACGGATACAAACTTGTCTGTTGTGCTGTACTCGTTGTTGTCATAGGTATAGCTAATCTAGTAAGAATATTACCAGCATTAACTATCAGGGTTGTAGCACGTATTTTAAGTTTAAAACCTGTTGTGCTATTGATGACCTGTGAGCTTAAATTAACTGCATTCAACGCTAACCATGCACCATATCCAGAGCCTGTATCAATAGCAAACTCGATTGTATGGTTTCCCCAAGTGCTACCACTTGTCCATGTGACGTTAGTACCTGTAGCTGTAGTCAACGCATTAGTAAATGCTGTGTAGCCAATAGCAAAAAATGGCATCTCCCATGTCACTTGGTCACCTGCTTTTGTCAATAAGACAGAGCCGCTTGAGTTAAATTGAGGCAAACCGCCCGTGATGAAACACTGCGCAGCGGTTGACGATGTGGGTTCATTACCCAGTAGGTCAACAAATCCAGCGGTTGTACTTATAAACCGAGTCCCCCAATGCGTACCATAAACTGATACCTGCCCACTGGTTGCTGCTGTCAATCCACAACTTTTATATACAGTATTTAGTGAAGCAATTACAGACGTATCCGCATAGTCACCCATACAGTTCTCAATGAGTACATTGGTATCAGAGTTTACGAAGCTGTATGGCCCTGTACGAGTGTTACTCAGGTACATGCGCTTGATGGTGATACCATCGTTGTTACCTGCACCGTTTACACCGATACCTGTGACTGTTGCAGTCATCACTAAGGGAGTAACACTATCTGTACCTATGCTTTTAATCAAAGTCTCATAACAAGCATTAAGTGTAACTATACCGTTGTATGGGCCGTTGTTTGGAAGGGGTAGCAAGAATCCACTAACTGTAGTCTTGTTGCACCCTGTTGCGAAATCTAACGCATATTGCGGATTTGTACTTGTTGTAGTCGTTGTAATTGTGTGGTCATAGTACGTAAGATTATTGATTGCACAATTTTGAGCACCAACAAAGAAACCTCTACCTCCGACAAATATTTCGTTTGTAAACGTGCAGTTCACCGCCTGAGTCGAACTGATACTACCAGTTGTGGCATTAGCTCTCAATGTCAATGACAAATGAGTGTTACCTGAAAAGGTTACGTTTGTTGCATAGTTTATAGTGCTGACATAGCTACCAGATGCGGCTAATGAGAACCTATTGAATGCATTATTTTGAACTAATCCACCAGCAAAGCATGAACTCACAGCAAGTGCTGCTTGGGCACTTTGCGCTTGGGTGGGTGCAACAATACAGTCCGACACATCTAATGGTGAGGCTATTTCTGACAGAATCATTGAATCAGATATAGCACAAGATTTATATTTTACATAAAAAGCTTGTAAAAAGTTAACATACCACTGAATAACACATCCACGTAAATCAAAATAACCTGCACCAGTGGTGACGAACTCTTGTCTTGTAGCAATAGTCGCATTAGGTAATACCCGTGTACCTGAGCCTGATGCAGAGCGAGTAACATTTGTTAGGATAATAGCGGGGATACGAACTTTACAACCTGTGGGTGGTAAAAAGTAAACGCCATTAGTTCCATCATTCCCAATAACAATACCTGCTGTTGTTTGCTTAAACAGTTTTACGCTTCCATCTGTACGTGTAGTAGATAAAGCGACTTGTGAGCCTGCACTTGAGAATCGATCATAGACACCAGAACCTGCCGATGTCTCAATCCACACACCAGTGAACACACCTGCATTAGTTGCTGTTGTTGGGCATTGAATCACTTGACCACGCACGCCTGTGGTAGTTCCAATTTGAAACCATGCTTCAACCGTCTCTACAGCCCCAATACGGGGTACTGTAATCGTTGCCGCATCTGCCCCACGTACCTCTATCCACCCTTGTACATCAGCCCCTGTACAAGTAGCTGTAATACCAGTCAAAAGACCTGCGGTAAAGTCCCCACCTGCTTTGTTACCAATCTTTATAAAACCTGTTGCCCCAATAGCTGCACCTGCGACAATTGGTTCTGTCTGCCATGTTGTCCAAGCGCCTAGAAAGACACCAGTAACACCTCCTTGGGAGATGGCAGCACCGTAAGCAGGGGAGTTACCTGCCCCACCTGTATAGGCAATAACTCTTACATAGGTTGGGTCAATCCTCAGAGTACCACCTGTTCCCGTGAACGAGACTGTATCTAATGACCCACCAGCTACGCTATGGTTAGAGCAGGCGTATGTGTCAGTACGTATTACCAGTGTTGTATCATTGCTTATAACATGTGTATCAAGGGTTGCGTTAACAGACGGGGAAGTTAGTGCGTCAAAGTTAACGATTGCACCTGTGTTATGTGTATAAGCCGTCATTTTATAATATCTCTGTCAAAACTGAGGTTAAAATCCCCGTTGTGTAATTAAGCGTCTTACGCACTGTTTGGTCTACTTGGAAATGGTCAACATACTGAAGAACACCACCTGCCCAATACAAGAGTTTATATGTACCGTCTGCGTAGTCCACTCTTTGCAAATCTTCACCTGAATAAGTCAGTTCATCTAGACCCTCAGTCTCTGTACTCACTGTTCCAGTACCTGTGGCGGTTTGAACCACGACAACGGAATGTTCAACGGCTGTGATAGGTGCAACATTGGAAACGATAGTTTTACCATCTGCAAGTTTAAGAATTAAACGCCCTTTATCGTCGAATTGAGCGCCTACAACATCGTTCCCTTGGGGTAGGTTAGCCTTGGCTATTTGAGGCTCTTGTAGAGCTTCCTGATAAGCCTGTGGGTTATTTCTGATGTCCAGGATTGCTTGAAGGTGTCTTGGAACAGCAGGTTTAACAAATTTCTTAATTGTTTTCTGCTCTGCCTGCTTTACAAGGGCTAAGCCTTTGAAGATTGCCTCATCAGTTGACCTACCGTTTGCTAGGGCTTCATTGGCTGCGTCTGCAAAGAGTAATCTTATTTCTCTACTCTTCCCTTGTAGTGTGGGGTGTGTTGATAGGGCTGTGTATTGCATCTTGTTTTCCGTGTCTCTCTGAGTACCTAGCACCTGCTGCATTGAGTTCTTGTTGTTTTAGTAATTTAAAATTCATTGCTAAGTCAAAAGCTCCGTCTACACCGTATTTCGAAATTGAAAAACTCCTGCCACACTGTTTTCCAGAGGGGAGTTTCCAATTTACTTCCCATGACTCATAGACACGCCCTTTTATAATCTTTTTACGCAAGCACATCCCTGTGAAACCAGAAGTGTTTGTTGACCGCTTCTTCTGGTTTCTTGAGTTAACCGCATGAGACACTTCTCTCAGATTGAGAAAACGATTGTCAGAGCGATTACCATTCTTGTGGTCAATTTCCTCCGTAGGGAAAACACCAAACGCGTATAACCAAGCTAAACGGTGAGCTTTATACGGAATGTTATCTATCTTAATTACTGTGTAACCATGTTGGATAGTGCCAGCGGGTTGTCCCACTTTGACACTGTTTGCGTGAGGATAAGGTTTCTTAATCCAGACAAACACCCCAGTCTCTTTGCTATAATCTAGCACCTCTTTTAACCGTTCTCTGGTTAATTCTCTATTAAATTTCATTCTGATTCCTTCGTAAAAGGCGTAATAATAAAAGCAAAAGGAAGTAGTTTACGAAGCTACTTGTCGGCTGCCGCCTATCCTTTGTTATAACTTAATAATATATTATATCACAAATACTCTAGTATTTCAAATACTATGCCGCATTATCTGTATTTACACTGGAAGTATCTGTTCCAGATAATGTATTAGCTGTTCCCTCTCCTGCTGTTTTCATTCCATCTCCTGAACGGGAAGTCTTTTCTGGGAGAATTACATCTAAATCTGTACCTTCTGGTAGGGAGTCTAAACCTAATTTACCTAGGATGTCATTAATAACGTCAAGACTTCTAGGTAAGAATCCAACAGCACCTACTCGTTGTACAAATTTGGAATATGATTCCATGTCTGTATCTTCAAAGCCCTCATAATCAAAGGTACACTGGCGAGATATATCCCATCCGTTTAATTCATACAGATGCTTAATAAGGTCGTTATTAAACACCTGCACAATACTTTTCAAGTACGCTTCTACTTGAGTGCCTGTCAGTGAGTTCTTAATTGATGCTAAAGCAAAACTACCTGTCGATGTGTTACCTAAAAGTAAGAGGTCAGCAGCTAGTCCAATGAATATCATCTCTCGGTAGTAAGATTTTATTTTCGTTGTATCAAAGGACTTCTGACCTACCGTGGACATAAGTTCCAAGTCAAACAGCTTCTGCTTAGTATCTGGGTCTACATCACTAGGAAGCATCACACCTGCTTGAGAGTTCTGCTGAAGATTCCTGAGGATGTTCTGGAAGTTCAAGAGTGCTGCTTTTTGTTCAGGGGATGCCTCAGAGGACATGTACTGAGCAGGTAAGGTTAATAAAGGTACACCCTGTAAATCCTTAGCTACTCCAGATGCCTCAAGTTCTTCAATCGCTTGTAAATACTTCCAAGGAAGGTATACGTTCCTCAAAGGAGAAGTACCGTAAGGGTTGGTTTTATTCTGTCCTACAGTGAACAGTAAGAACTTCTCACGAGGGAGAACAACAACACCTGTTGGGTGCTTTGTATAACGTCCAAAAGGGTCGTTAACGTATGCTAGGTTTTGCTTCATACCTATTACATCGTTACCCTCGTCATCAAACACAAAATTAGTGATACTTTGTTGATGACGTAACGCTAACTTTTTAATCCCAACCAAACCATCGTTGTACATAGAACCTTCTTCTTTGGTTCTACGGCGAAGGACCTTCTCTAGTGGTGCAAAACCATAATCTAAGGAAGTTAAACTGGAAGCAATGACATCCTCTAGCGGGATTTCCATATCACCGAGCATTTGCTCGATAATTAGTGCTTGCTTCTTCTCTTTAGCTGTGGGGTTTTTACAAGGGAGAACTCTAAAAGTTGCTTTAGTCAACATGGACTTATAAAGACCTATTGCTGCATTACATGCTGGATGTAGAAGCATTTGTTTGTAGGTCTTTAAGTTCGTTGGAAAGTTCAGTTCAGATTTGATTTCCTCAGCAGGAATACCACCAAACATTCTCATACCTGATACACCCATTTCACCTAGAGTAAAGGCTTCTGGTTTATCTAATCCACTGTACGATTTTTCTACTTTTGATTTTCTTGTTGTCATATATTGGATTAGCTCCTTGGAGATTTACTTTAAGTGAACTCGCCTTGTTGAAGGGGTGCTGCACCTGTGGGGAGTTGGGTTGTTTGGAAGCCGAAAGAGGTTGCTTGGGTTAGGTCTGGGAGGGAGAAGGATGGTAAAGGTGCTTGCTTATTTAGTAAAACAAAACAATCTGAACTTGCATCTGCTTGGTCGTCCTTATAATTATTAGTACCGTCGAAGGTTTCGAGTTCCCTGTGGTAATCCGCATTCCACTCACCTTTGACAATGCTAACAAAACCACCTTCTGCTACAGCAGCAAACGGAGCAAACCGCTGTACCTTAGCTCTTGTAGGCTTAACTAATCTACAAATAAAACCAGCTTCTAATAGACGCTTTTGTAATCCCTTGACATAAGCTCCACCACCTGCGGGGTCAAGAGGTAATCCGACAACTACGTCTGTGCCATCTGCTCTTGCTGTATTGAGAATAAGTTCTTCAACAACATGTGCTCGGTCACGAATCCTAACGACATCTTCAACTGTATAAAGTGACTTAACATCTTTAGACATCAAAACACCTGCTGTATAATCAGGATTTTTCGAGGAGCTTTCATTTGGTTTTGTGAAACTCAAATCCCAAGCCCTGACACGTTTAAGCACCTTTGCGGGAGGGTATAGAACTTCTATTACCCAGTGTTGTTTCCAGTAACCTGATGCACTCTCACGAGCGTACCAAGAACCGTAAAGTAGGCGTTCTTTTTCTACTAGGGGGAGGGCTTTTAGTTTAGAAATATAGCTTGGGTCAGCCTTCATCAACACAGGATTTGAGTAGATATTCCCCGGAATAAATTTGAAACTAAGTATCCCCGACTCACCACCTGTGCCATAGATTTTCTCAAGTTCTTCTCTTGAATCTGCCCATTCCATACCGCCACCAGATACCTGCACAAAATACCTGTTAGGATACTCATCCCGTATTATTGGAATACCTCGTTCGTCAAGTGCGTACTCAACCCACTCACGCATAAAGGAATCGTAATCGGGATTACCTGTCGCAAAGATTTGTTTCTTAAAATCTACGGAGGTTGACCTGAGCCTAGAGAAAAGATAAACCACATTCTCCCTAGAGAGCTGTTGAATTTCATCGAAGCCGAGAAAATTAAGTTCTGCCCCCTGCCAGTTATATTTATCTGATGGGTTATCTAAGTAAGCAAACTTCAATGTTGCACCTGAACTGAAGATAATTTCTAAGTCTCGATTTCTTACTTTTAAAGCTGGGTCAACCTTCTTATATAATTGAATTGCAGCATCAAATAAGCCACCACTGTTACTAAGTTGCTTTGTTGTTTTACGAAATATCACACCACGAGTACGAGGATGGTGACAGAACTTCAGGAATGAGCCAAGCAAGCAAAATGATTTACCTGCTCCCGCTGCCATATTTGTTATGTGATTCGTTAATTCACTCCCATATTTCTACGGGTATCGGACTATATCTTTAATCTTTCGATTACCTACTGTTTCGACTGCACTTGCAGCCTACAAGCTTTCGCTTTAGTCTCTACACACGCCCAGAGATTACTCTCTTGCTTGGCTCGGTATTGCCCTCGGCTTTACGTTAGGGTTTCACCGAATTAAATAGGTTTTGCTCGGAGGCGCAATTCACCACCGTAGTAAGTTATATCAGCATCACTCAAAAGGTACTGCTCTTGAGCTTTGGACGCTGGTGCAAACACTAATTCTTCATTCATCCGTTTCCTTTATTCTTATGTAGACATCTCGCATTTTATTTAATAAAACTGATTCAAGCTCCACAGGATAACATTCGGTGTAACCTGTTCTACGCATGTACTGTTTCATTTTTTCAACGGGAAGTTTATACTCTATGAAATCTGAGTGTATGTCCAGTTCAAGTTTTGTCGCAACTCTTCCATTAACAACAGGAAACGAGTAAAGCAGGTCTGAAGAACTTCCACCTAGTAAGCCATATTCTCTAATGCGGTTTTTTGGGTTTTTACCATAGCCGAGTTTTAAGAAAGTAAAATCAAATACCTTGATTTTAAATAGGTAGATATTACTTGCATTATTCAAATATGAATCGTTGCATTCGTGACAAATAAAATTATTACGAGTCACGCAAACTTTGTCTATATCCCTGATGTGCCCACAGTCTACAAATCTATAACTTTTAAATCTCGATGGAAGCTCAAGGCTTGAGGCATCTCCTAGTAACTCTAATCCACGTTGCCTTACTAGCGCAAGATATGCAACTTCTTCGCAGTCACTGCACTTAGGTACACCATGTTTAAGTCGGTGCTCTAACATATAGAAAGTATGCCCGCACTCTAAATGTCTGTACCTATTATAACTGTTGGGGCGATTAAGATGCCTAGCTGCCTCTGGTGCTTTCTCTACTAACTCTATACCATATTTTGACGTTGCCAGTGTGAGCTTTGATTGCGTACACTCATCACACACATAAGGAATGAGCGGAGGTTTTTGTAAATTACTGTAGAAAATATCTACCTCATGCCCACACTCTAGTACTTTGTACTTTCGTTTCAGAACACACCCATCAGAGGAAGCCCCAAGACATAACAGACCTCTTAAAGACTCTGCTTCCTCTGCACGAGAGTCTGAGCACATCTTGCAAGTAAGTACTCCTTTACTATTACAAATATTACTGATTTGTCTAACCGTGGAATGACCACAGGTATTAAAAATATAGTTTCCGTACCACCTAGGTTTCTTTAAAAACATACTTAATAAAGTAAGTCCACGTTTAGATGCGTATCCTTGATTTAATTTAAATCGTTGAACTTCCTTATTAGTGTTGTCATTGATTAAGTCTGTAAACATTCCCATATTATCTCCTCAGATAATCCTCTAAAATAAAACAAACAGCGGGAGAATGAGGAGTTCTCTTTCGGGAATGACCCTAGCTGTTGTTAAAACTATTACTTACTCTTCGACCTTGTCAATTTCTTTACCACCAGAAATCATTGTCAACGAAAATACAGGTGCTTTAGTAGTAGGTTGAATTTCCTGACCTTCTTGTTCATCGTACTCAGTTGAATAAACATCTTTAATCAACTCCCGATAAATCTGAAGTACCAGAGCTGCACTCTTCAACTTATTCTGGTCTGAAGAATCTTCGCTTTCTATAATTTCCATCACAGTTTTAACACTTGATGAAAGATGAGGCTTCAACTTACGGATTAAGCTAATAAATTCTCTATTTCTGACCTCTCGGTTTGTTAGAGGCTCGGCTTTACGTCCGTCAATCCTGCCTGACATGTTAATATTAGGGTCGGTATCACCACCCAGTAACTCGCGTCTCTTAAAAACCATACTATACTATCCTTTTACACCTGAAAGTATACAATAATATACCACAAACAGCAAAAGCCTCCCTATAGGAAGCTAGTTAAAATTAATGACAATCTTTATTTAAACAGGCGTTGTCTTCCTGTTGACGCTTCGTACTTTTCAATACTCTCCGTGGTCAAAACGTGCCCTAAGGTAGTGGGACTTGGTGCTCCGTGGAGGATTTGAACCCACGACCTCACCCTTACAAGGGGCGCGCTCTTCCAACTGAGCTAACAGAGCTAATTCTTTTTAGACTTTACAATCGGTTGTACCATTCAGTACGCCGTAGATATGCGGTAACCAACCCTTGCGAACTTCACCGTTGGTGAACTTACCATCAACTACTTGCCCCTTGATGCCTACCTTAGCACCGCCAACATCTACAGCCATGCCAAGTGAACCATCGAGATTCATACCACCTTCAACAGGGTAATCAGTAAGAAATAAATTTAATTTAGATTGTTCTTTAACAATCTGACCATTCGCATCAAACACGAACTTAAAACCGTTTCCCAGTAAAGTCATTTCACCTCCTTGATTTCGCACATCAGTAGGATAGTCTCCTGTAATCGTAATACCCTTAGATGCCGCCTCAATCACTAGGGCTTTAACCCTATCTTCCATAGGTGAAGCATCTACAGAGCCTGTAATCTGGCAAGAGAACTTAGTCACTGCTGCAGGAGCAGTCTCAACAACTCCACTGGTGCAAGCTGTAGTAGCTAATATTAAGACAAGGGTAAAAATAATAAAGGAAACCTTCAACCAATGGTGATTCCAAAAATTCATATCTGGCTTAATCCATTTATTAACCCCGTTAAGCGAGTAGTTTATTTTCAACATTCTTGTCCTTTTCTATTATAACTGGGTAAAATACGCCACTATACTCTAGCGCCTTACTTTCATATACACTGCTTGCTTCCTGTGGTGTTGCAAAGCTTCCAAGATGGATTTTTTCACCTGTCAAGCTACGTATTTGAGCAACATATCTGCACGATTTTATATCCCAACTTACACCCTTAAGACCACTTGTATTGCTTCTAGGCTTACTTGTATTTCTTTTGTTTTCTCGGTGCGAGCAGACCCTGAGATTACTAATACAATTATTAATAGGATTCCTATCAATATGGTCAATTAGGTTTTGTTCTCCGAAAGGAAATTTCCCATGAACATATAACCAAGCTAATCGGTGTTCCAAGTAGGCTTGACCATCAATCTTAATTACCCTATAGCCATTAGGTCTTAAATAACCTGCCCTGTTACCTACTACAATCTTGCTATAAATGGAACTTTTCTCAATCCAAGTAAAGACTCCAGTATTGGAATCATATTTTAATAATTCTTTTAACCTGTCTAAAGTTAACTTTACTTCTTTTCTCTCGTTGGTTTTCATTTTGTTTCCTTAGTTAATAGGATAGTTACTAATAAAACAATCAGCAGGAAGGTAACTAATCTTCTTTTCGAGAATGACTCTAGCTGTTGTAAATAAAAGAACTCCCAAGCAGTTAAACGTATCTAACCGATGGGAGCCGTGTTGTAGTTAACCCCTCTATTTGAGCTTGATATAGAGGCTTGAGGGGTGTTATGAAAGAAAGATAAAGCAAGCCTTACCTCATCCTTTTCTACCGTGGGTAGATAGGAAAATTATTAGTGCTACCTTTACGTAGCTCGGTCAAACCTTCCAAAGCGGATTGGCTTCTGGTAAGACAGGTTACAACATCAACTGAGTGCGCTTCCAGCAGGTACTCCCACCGGTCTCAGTATCTTTGTTGTTCTTGAAGATAACCCTCACACATGGAAAGTCATTGTGTAAAGCGGAACTCATCTCCGTTGTTATCTAATTTAATTGGTGCTTACTCGCGCACAGTAAGATAAAAGGGCATACAAGACTTTATCATCGTTACTCGCAATATCCCCTGAAATTTTACGCATAATCATTTCACCAAACGGTTACTGACTCAGAGGTATAGGTGACGCTTTCACCCTACTCCCGAAAGCGATTCGTTGAATCAGTATGCGTTTGGTAAATAAATTGGTGTCAGTAATGAACTCTGACTTGCACTCTATCGACTAAATGTTTCTTGTGGGTGCATCCGACATAAATTACGAGTCATCACCTCGTCTCACCAAAACCAAGTACACCCTCTGAGCAGTATCCCGTTTCATTTAGGTCTTACTTTATCAGCACTCGATGTACTTGGTTTTGGCTCCTTTACCTCGACTTGAACGAGGGACATTTGCATTAACAGTGCAACGCTCTACCGACTGAGCTATAAAGGAATAATTGGTGCAAGGACTCGACCCCTCGTTCTTATAAACTCACCAGAGATGCATAACCTTACGGCACACATGGGAGAATCGAACTCCAAATTATCTTTATCTCACCTGAGAACCAAACCCAAAAACACTTCGGAAGTATTTCACTATGTACCGTAAATGCTTTTTAGTTTGGGCAATGTCTAATTCCATTGTGTCAACATCTGAGCATACTGCTCGTTCGGTGGACTAACCGACCTACTAATTTGATGTATGTCTAATTATATCACGACTTTTTCAGTTGTCAACAGATATTTTGCTCTTCTTCGATTCTAACCTTAGTACGCCCTGTGGGGTTTAATAAAGTCTCAAGCTCTTCGTCAATATCTTCTGGAGACTCTTCTTCCGCAAGACAATACCTGCACTTATATATTTTTGTTTCACTGATATTAGTAAAGTTTACTTTACACTTGTAGCACTTAGCCATTTTTTATTCTTATTATTAGTTCTTGTTTAGACTGGTTACTAATCCAGCGGCGGTTCAATAAAAAGGAGATAAATATTGCCGTCAGATTATTTATCGTGTAGATAGAATCAAGACTTCAGTTAGTAACAGGGTTACTTGGGTTTATACCAAAATAGATTATTACAATTCGTATCTTTAATTTTGCACGATTAGTCTATTATATCATAATATTCTACAAATGTCAAGTGAAATGCTTTTACACGTCTTTCCTTTGAAAATCTTTGTGGTGCTTTGCTTCTGCTGCTTTACGAGCAACGATTGCATCTTCCAAACAACTGAAGTAACCAAGGTGCTCACGAGTACTAGTGGTGATGTAGGCTTTCCATTTTTGGGACTTCTTGCTCCAAGATATACCTTTAGTCCCTGAAGTATTGTTTTTAGGCTTAACTCTGTTTTGACTATTCTCTTTATATGTTGCCTCTCGTAAATTCACTAATCTGTTATCAGCTCTATTACCGTTTACATGGTCAATAGTTTTAACAGGAAACTTTCCATTTGAGATTAACCAGATTATTCGGTGGGTTAAATATTTCATTCCTTTATAGGTAATATAGCAGTACCCCGTTCTTTCGTCTAAATATCCAGCAGGAGAATCTTTTTTGATTCTTCTACCTACATCTACTGTCCAGTAAAGTTCTCCTGAATTAGGGATATATTTTAAGACCATAGTAGCCTCTTCAAAGGACAACTGTTTTTCTTTCTTTTTGCTTATTTCTGTCATTGCATATCGAAACCTATTTTAATAGTAGTTTTACCTGTATTCAACGAATCTTCTGCGATGATATGTTGACTACCTAGAGTTATTTCTTCATACGAGAAGCCCCTCCCTGTTCTAGGATTCTCCATCCAACCTGAAATCTTGATTTCAGTTTCATCCTTAAATTCCTTAAGTAATTCCCTCATTTTTCCCACTTGCATCTATTTCTCCTTAATCAAAACAACAAAACTTTGTTAAAACCTTCGCTGATTGTAATTGTAACACAATTAATCTACGTTGTGCCTCTATTATATCAAAAACTATGTCCTTCTTCACTACCTTGTCCTTAAAATATATCACAAGGAAGTTATACTTGTCTGTAGGGTGAGGTTGTATCTTAAGTGCACCACTTAGATTCTTAGCAGCTTCATTAACCTTGTTAAAAACTGAAGAAGGTACAACCCTAAGATTTGATAACCTATTATCAGTCTTACTTAAATTTAAGTGAAGAATCTTCTGATTTTTTCTAAGCTTCTTATTATTCCCTAAAGTCCAACATAGGCGGTCAGCTTTGAATTTAGTTTTCTTCTTTATGGTGCTGTCCCAGACAGTGATAAACCCCTCAGCGTCTGGAGCAATTCTACGCCCTGCTTCTTTGGACTGGATTTCACCTGTTAATGGGTTGTATGCTAACAGTTCGTTAATTCTTTGAAGTTCCAAGTTGTAATATCCTTTTAAATGTCTATTAGAGTGCCTTACAAGCCTTAATAGGCACTTTTAAGACCGTTATAGCGAACATCCTAGGGTACACTAGCACAGAGTCAAGTAAATCGTTCCTAGCACTGCTAATAGGGTAATAATGCCCCCACCTAGGATGACTACTTGTGCTGGATTTATGTGTTTTAATGTGTTTATCATCTACATGACCTTTAATTTATGCATTCCCCAGTACCTGCGCACTGGAGAACCCACCATTGCACGAATCTTCTTAAAGGCTGTGCAGTCTTTTGTTAGTTTCTCTATTGCCAAAGCAGTTCGTAAGAACTTAGAGTCCTTGTTAACATTAGTCAAAGCTTCTACATATAACTTTTTAAGTGCTCCCTCGGAAATAGTAAAATTCTCCTGTGAAAAATCACACAGTAGAAGGTTAACCTCAAAATCCTCTAAGCGGTCTTCATTTTTTACACGTAAATACTGTTCTAGTGAAATTTGCACTGTTAACTCCTTTTGCACTCTGTCAAATAGTATAACATTAAAAAAGAATAAATACAAGCTTTTGTAGGTAATAAACAACATTTATTTATCAAAAACTTGTCCTAAGTCAATAATCTCTAAAATAAGTTAGTTTTGTATTTGACAAAAAAGTGTTTTTATGATACAATTAAAGGTATTAAAAATCTCACAAAAACAAACAAACTTACAGGTTACAAATTATAATATAGTATTATATAGAAATAAAAATAATAAAGGTAGTAAAGCTTCGATGTAGACATCGAGAATGTTGCAACTGTGGTATAGACACCACAGAAGTAAACTTCTAAGAGTTTTGCACAATAAAGAGAAACCATTTAAGTTTAAAGGGTATTACTTGACTTTTATGTAAAAACATGATAAGATAGGGTTTTTTAAATTCATGTGTAAACTACACATAAGTGTACCAGTCTTTAGCTTTGTATTAATATATTTATAATTAATTTATTTTAAGCTTTTAAGGGTATTATCCTCTGTGATGTAAACATCACGATTATTATACTTATACTTCACGCTTGACTCACACCCCTTCGGAGCAGTCCCTAGGGGTTTTATTTCGTCCTTATTTGTAACAAGATGTAAAATCTCTTGCAATTTTGATTTATTGTGCTAGAATCCAAATATCTAAACAAAAAGGAGAAATATGGGATTCTTTAACTTCAAATGTAAACCTACTGAAGAACTTAAACCACTTCCTAAGATGAGTAATACAAAGCTCTCTGAACTTATTAAAGCTATTACCGAAGGTAAAGTAATTCAAATGTGTTGGTCTGGGTGTATGAATTGGTTAGATATGTCTCCTCGTTCGCTTGAGCAATTCCTAGATGTGTTCCTTGAAGAACGATGGGGCTTTCCTGTTTGGTTTAAGGTTAAACCTGAAGAAGTGCTAAATAACCTAGAAAGTACTCAGAATGATATTGCTTCTATTTTTATTACCCTACATAGACTTCAGAAACAGGTAGACAGCCTAGCTGACATAATTCTTAAAAAGGAGAGCCACTTATGAATGATAAACAACGCTTAGATGCTTATGTGCTTGCTGCTATGACTGGTATGGTTGGAAATGTATCTTTACTCTCCGCTTCTACAACTGAGTACGGGTATAAGCAAATATACAAGTTCGCAAAAGGCATGTTGGATTATGTGGATGAACAGTCCCCGCAAGTGCAACCTGAAGAAGACGCTGAAGGTTGGATTTTAAACACAGGCACTAAGCCTGAGAATATAAGTTCAGATATTGAGATTATATTTAGAGATGGACAAAAGTACATTAATGCTAATTCAAGTTGGGTACGTTGGAGTCTTGACCCTATGGGACAACATATCGGTGATGTTATTAAATGGAGGAAAGCACAATGAGTGTTATTTATAAGTACCCTTTACCAGTTCAGGAAAAGCACATAATTGAGCTTCCTGTAGGTGCAAGAATTATCCGTGTTGAAGACGTGGACGGTTTATTTTTCCTTTGGGCTGTGGTTGACCCTGAAACTCGCCTCACTGAACAAAGACACCTTGAGTTCTACAAGACAGGACAACCTATTGAGAATTCAGGGGATTTAGTGTACCTAGGGTTATGCAAATTATTCATAATGCAGGAACTTGGTCTTTATGTCTTTGAGAGGGTTTATTATGAAGTTTAATGAATTACCTGTAAGCTTAGGGCAAGTCTTCTTAGAGTGCAAGGAGATGATGTTTTATCAGTACCTACCTATTAAACTCCAAGGTCAGACCACTATCCACGTAGAAGATAGGGTTAAGGATAATTTTGGCAGTCTTATTAGTAAAGTACTGTGTGACTATGTAGGCGTATACGGTCTTGATTCGTTTGTGGACTCTTACGTGTATGTAACGGTTAAGCACCTATGGCAAACTAGAGGAACGTCCTTTAATCGTCAAGGGTGGCATACTGATGGGTTTGGAACACAAGATATTAATTACATCTGGAGTAACCGTAATCCAACTGTGTTCAATATCTCGGATTTTAACCTATCAACTGATGATACTGTTTCTATACTTCAAATGGAGGAACAAGCTGCTGGGATTAATGATTATATCTTTGCCAACAATACCCTTTTTAGACTTACACCTTTTAATGTACATAGAGTAAATCCTATTCAGCAAGAAGGTATGAGAACTTTCTGTAAGGTTTCCTTTTCTAAGGACAAGTACAATCTCAAAGGTAACTCTCATAATCACTTATTAGGCTATAACTGGGAAATGCGAGATAGAGATAATGCAAGAAATATTCCACAAGGCACTTAATTGTGTTAAACTCTAATTTTATTAGTTAAAGGAGAAACAATGACATCAATTTACATTTTATTTTTAGTCGCACCCTTGGTTGCACACCTAGGGACATACCCCTCTTTAGAGGAGTGCAACCGTGTAGCTCAAGTCCTAGCTCTTGCACGTCACAAAGGGGATGTTAAAGAAGCTGAGGCTTTCGGCGCTAATCGTTTAGTCTGTGTTAAGAGTAGTTTAATTAAGTAAGGAGAATATATGAAGTGCAAACAGGGAGATTTAGCATTTATTAAAAAAGCTATAAGACAAGAGAACATCGGTAAAGTTGTTACATGCGTTAAGCATCTAGGTTATTACGAACGTGGTGCTAATCTTGTTATCAGTGGTGAAGTGTGGACAGCTATTGACACAGGAGACTACTGGTTAATCTCTGGTAATATTGAAACCATGTATGGTACTGCTACTCAGAGCCACATCCCTGACCATTGGTTAACCCCTGTTGAGCCTTTACCTCCAGAAGATGCTGATGAAACAGATAAGCTGTTAGAGAATGATTTAGTTCTAACAGATTAAGTCCAAGCAACTGCAAGGCGCATCTTGTAATAATGTGTAACAGCACTTGTAATTCAAGAAATCAATGATACAATTACTTATCTAAACAAAAAGGAGTTAACCATGCAAGCATTAAATTTTCCACCCCGCCATCCGTCTACCCAAGCAGACGGGCATATCCATAACGCACGAACAGATGCAAGTAATGATGTATTCTTTATCAATGCGTCCTACCAAAAGGCATCTGAACCAGTGGTAGTGATTTACCCTTCTGGAAGTTACAATGAACCTGTTGAACTAGGGCGATATAAAAATCTAAATGTAGCTGTAAAGATTGCCAGTACTTTTAAACTACCTGAGTACAAGATTTTTAGCTTGGAGACTGGTGATGAGATTCATTTCCAATAACTGCAAAGGTTAATTATGGAATTAATGCTTATCGAATTAGAGGACTTTCTAGGCTTGGAGTTACAATGCTACTACAGCTACGAGCCAGCAGTACCAGAGGATGATATTAATCCACCTGAGCAGGCTGTGGTGCAGTTAGAAAAGGTATACCTAGGAGTAGTGCAAGTCCAACCTGATAAGCACCTAAAACCCGAGCAGTGGAAAAGACTTGAGCAAGAGATTTATGATAGAATTGAGAAACAAATTTAAGGAGAAACAAATGACAAAGAAACTTACAATTAAACAACGACAAGAGATTTATGAATATCTCTTAACACTTAACTGCCCTGATTTACTGGCAGCATTAATTGCCAAACGAGCACAATACTATGCTCTGTACTCTTTCAGTGTAAACTCTATTCAGGGTATCATTGAAAATTTGTTTGCATGGCACAATTCACCAGAAGGTTTTGAGTTCTGGCAGATGATGCATGAAGGTGCGCTGGAGATTGATGATGAAGTATCATACAAGGACGATTTTGAATCTCCAACAGAGTTAGATTTCCCAGTGCATACATCTGAAGCGGTTAAGATTACTATCATCCCTCCGAAATCTAATAAGACTCCAGTTAATCTATCATTTTCTGAGAAGGTTAAACTGTTCTTTGGTAAATGGATTTATAAGGTTTGATATGAATGACCTATATCTAAAACTTGCTGATAAGGCTGTGAGAAGGTGCAAAAGTGGGTTAGAGGCACATAGTGACTTACTTTATGAGTACATAACAGAGGAAGTAGTCAAAGAATGTTTAAGCCAAATGTCTGACCACTTAGATAAGCAACGGGTTATTAAACATTTTGAATTGGAGGACTAAATGGATAAGGTGCTTGCGGTAGTGCTAGGATTATGTATCTGTGGAATGGTCTTTTGCTTGGCTATGCTACCTTCTGCAATGAAGTACGAAATGAGTTGCAGGGAGCAAGGTGGAATAGCTGTTAGAGGTGTTTGTCTAAAAGTTGAGACAATCAAGGTGGTACACTAATGATTAATATCCTAGATAAATACATGGAGTTAAATCCAAGTAATTACGATGATGAGGACTTGACAAATTTAATCTTCTGGGCTTCACAAGCCTATGATGAGATTAGCACTCTGCAATATAAAGTAGAAGTAGCTAATAAGAGACTAGGGAAGATTAACGATTTTGCGGAGACGGTATAATGAATTTAACACAAAAAGAGCACTACACTCTTGGGCTACAGGACGCTATTCGAGAACTAGAAATGGAAATTGAATGTTGTGAGATGGAGTTAAGTGGAAACAGGCTAAATATTGCTAGGCATGCACTCAAGAATGGTGTAAGTCTTATTCAAGACTTAGTTAACGCAGTAGAGGCAGGACTATGAGAACAAAGATTGAAACAGATGAGCAAGGCATTGTCCAAGCTCGGCGTGACCGAGATGATTACTACCTAGCGCTGATTAGTGGGAATGACCGTAAATGTTATGCCATCGAAGATAGCTACGGCTTACTTGGTTATCAGCCTGAGCTAGTCTCTGTGGGGCTAAATGCCGCTGCAGTAGGCAAAGACCCTGAAGAAGTGATTGAAAGCTACATCGTTGGGAGGATGATTGGGACTAATTAAGCGTAACTATTTGTAAATTACCTAGACTGTGCTGGAATTTAACCTATTTGTGCTATAATTCGTTTAGATTAACAACAAAGGAGCGAATATGTGGACAAAAGAGAGAATTGAAGAGCGTTCAAAGGTGTTATTTAACTCCCCTTGGGTTTCGCCTGAGTTAAATGCACGTAACCAGCAAGAGTGGGTTAAGGCTGTGGAGTACTTAGGTGATAAGTTCGCTTATGCTATGCAAGTTCAACGAAAGGATAAGAAATGACTATCTACCAACATCTACTAATCCTACTCCCTGCTCTTACTTTGATGTACTGGGGATTCTACGCCAAAGAGAGCACAGGGACTATTATTGCTGCACTCCTTGGGTTTGCAATTATGTTCTTGTATCTAGGCACTATAATCGTCAAGGGTTTAGATATCTTATTCCTTTGGGTTGGGACTTTTTAACCTTAAAGCTTGACAATCCTTAAATCTGTGGTATAATCATACTTATGAAAACAAACAAAGAGAGGTTAAAATGTCCGTAAATTTAAACAACGATGGGTCGCTTGCAATTACAGCAATGTCCCTTGTGGAGTTCCTTCCAGAGATTGAAACAGCCATTCATAATGGGTTCATGTTGAACTTGGAGAAGAATGAGGGGACGCCTCAGCAATTTGGCTCTATGCTTGTCTTGACAATGTACCCTACAGATGGTGTTGTACAAGCTGGCGAGGAGTTTAAAGAGGCATTGGAAGCCTCTGTTAAAGAGGTTGATACCCCTGTTCCAGAGGAAGTACCTAAAGAGGTTGTACCAGAGACTGTAAGTACACCTATTGTACAACGTGGTCGTCCTAAATTGAAATAAAGTGGGAGAGTAATTACCTCCAAAGTGCAAGCGAACTGAAGCCTATATCGAGGTGGACTGAGTGACTAAGTTGCACAAGCTGTCAATTCTCTTAGGACAGCACCTATCCTAGCCTATCCCTTGGCTATGCTCTAAGCCTGTAATAAACCACAGGCTCTTTTTATTTAAGAAGGGGAAATATGAAACGTAATCTAAAAGTTCGAGAAGAAGTAGTTAAAAAGGAGAAGTTTGTTCGCCGCGAATTTCCTACTTTGCAAGCTAAGAATGAGTCTCAACGCTTGTTCATGGAAGCAATGATGTATGATTCCCTTGTTGTGGCTCATGGTTCAGCAGGTGTGGGTAAAACTATTCTAGCTTGTTATCATGCAGCAAAACAACTGAACACAGGTAAGATTAAAAAGATTGTTCTGATTCGTGCCTATCAGCCCCTTGCGGGACGCTCTATTGGATTACTTCCCGGAACTGCCACTGAAAAATTAATGGGTTTTTACCAGCAGATGATTAATTACTTCGAGGATTGTTTAGGTAAATCATCTACAGAAATTCACATAAAGAACAGCACTATCGAGATTTGTTCCCTTGAGACAATTCGTGGACGTAGTTGGCAGGACTGTATCGTGATTTGCGATGAAGCACAGAACCTATATGTGCAAGAGATTCAAGCACTGATGACACGGGCAGGAGATAGATGTCAGATGATTTTATGTGGGGATGACTCAGGTATCCAGACAGATATTAAAAAAGGTATGGATGGCTTGACTTACCTAAAGAAAATTGTCAGTAAGTACAATATCTCAGACTCATCATTTATTAGTTTTACTCGCGATGATATTGTTCGTTCAGGGATGACTAAAGAGTTTGTTATTGCCTTTGAGGAGGAGTTTTTACTTGACAAAGATGGGAAGGGAATTTTAAATGAAAAGGGGAAGAAGTAATATGAGTAATTTTAAATTTGAGCAGTTAGTTCCTAAACGTCCTCTAAAACAAAAAAGCAGGTCAGATTACGATGATGACGAAGACTTCGAGAGGACTAACTATCGTGGCGGTCTATTCTTCAAACGAAGTAACGCTGTAAGTTTTACTTATTATCTTGACAGTTCTATCGCTGCTCCTAGTAATTATCAATCTCTCTTGCACTGCCTCAATGAAATGCAAGAGTGCGACAGTCTTGATATTTATCTAAATAGTGGTGGTGGTCGGTTAGATAGTGCAATGGCTATTGTTGCTGGTATTAACAACACAGAAGGTAATGTAACTATTATTAGTAATGGTATGGCTGCTTCAGCAGCGGGAATTATCCTCTTACAAAGTCCTAATATTGTCATTACACCTATTAGTCAAATGATGTGCCATAATGCATCGTTCGGGAATTATGGAAAACTAGGTGAAATTGATGCTAATATCAGCTTTAGTAAAAAGTACATTGAAAGGTTAATGGATGAAACTTACTCTGGTTTTATGACAAAGGAAGAAATTAAGGATTTAAAGAAGGGTGTGGACTTCTATTTTGATTCAGAAGAAATTATCCAACGACTAGGTGCAAGAGCTAAGTATCAAGATGAGATGGATGAGAGGATTAAAGCAGAAGAAGAGAAAGCTCTCAAGCCAAAACCTAAGACAAAAGCTAAAGTTAAGTAAGTCAGGTAACTACAGAGGAAAGGAGGGTAATATGTCCAAGAAGAAAGTTAAATCAAAAGGCAAGGCTGTTAAGAAGGCTAAGTAAACCTTAAATAAAGAAACCCCAAAGAGCTTTACAGCCCTCTGGGGTTTTTCTTCGTCTGAAATATCTATGTGTATTATTAACTAAGCAGTAAGTCAGTATTTGCTAACTTATAATTAAGCAATAGTGTTTTATGGATATTTCTAATTTTTAAAATTTTAAGGTCTTGTTAATTCATATAAAGATAGGTTTCTATATACAAAATATTCATAAAGCCTACAAATAGTAGGTCTGACGCGCAGATGTGGAGCTAAACGACTCGGAGCGATTAGAGCCTCTAGGAGGGATTATATGCTGAGTTGATGCTTAGATATAGGGGATTATTTTAAAACTTAAGGAGAGTCGTTTTAAGGGTGCTAAAGCTATCAGCAATGGTGAAAATATCTATGGGATGGTTTATCTGTAGAGTGCTAACCTATTGAGGGGAATATCGTTACAAATGTTACTATAATTGCATGGGTGGAACTGATTACGAGATTTTGTAAAAGAGTATGGAAAGGGTGCTTGATAGACCACCCCGCCCCTGCCCTGTACATTCCAGCAATTTTAAAATATCTGAGGTTTAATCAGTCAGATCAAAGGTTTACATTGTAGAGCCTATGCCATCATAAGCGGTGGATTAGATTTTAAGGGTTTTAATATTAGTTTAATATATTGATAGCATGTTTCATATTGTGATATTAAAGGGTAGAGGGCTTATAGTACGTGTACTTATTACCTCCGCCATGTATTACATTGCCGTACAGTACAAACCATGCCCCACATTATAACCCTCTATTGCATTTAATTACTGCTTAGTATTTATTTGCACTTACAATTATATTGCACCTTATAAGCATCAACCTAAGGTTATATTATATCATAGATTGTAACAATAAGCAACACTCATATTCATAATTAAAAGTTTTCGCCCTCTTCGTTATCAGGTTTTATCTTATCTGCAAATTCAACGGCTAGTTTATGAATACGTTCTAAAGCTTCTAAGCGCTCATCCTTAAGCTGTATTGTGAACAATAGAGAGTCAATCGCAATTAGTAATGCATCCTCCTTCGTTCGTGCTTTATAGGCTAGATTATTCTCTAAGCTCTTACACCATAACCAATACCTGTTGGCTTTATCTAATGTAAGATTGCATCCCTTTATAGTGCGTGTCACTCCGTCACTATCTCGGTAATCTAAGCTTCTATCTGAGTTTACAGTATTCATAATTTAACCTCTACATTATCAATATGTAAGTCACACCCTAAGTTAACTAGTTCAAGCGTAGCATCAATTGATAATTGATTGTATACAGCGTAAGCCTCTATAGTTAACCAGTCATTAATATAATCTAAATAGAATTTAATTAGTGCATGTTTCATTTTAACCCTATTAATAAGAGCTTAAAATTAAGCCCCTAAGCCCTCGATTATAAGAACTTAGAGAATAATCTATTTATGCGTTAACTTGTCCCCAGTAGCCGTTATCTTCACCATCATTCCAAGGGGTATACTTACCCTCATTGGATAGTGCAGATAAATAACCCGCAAATTGATGTTTATTCATAACATGTTTAATCATATCGTATGCATTAGGCAGATAAACCATATGGTTACTCTCTACACTCTGCACCAATGCCAACAATACAGCCGTTTTATAGTTACGTTCGTTTTTCAACATAGTAGCGAGTAAGTGATTTTTAACAATAGACATAATTTATTTCCCTTAGTTACAGCATCAAATTAATGCCTGAGTGAATTATAACACGTAGAAAACCCGTATTTTCATTTTTTCATGTTAATAATTCATTCATGATGGTAATAGTTTCAATAGATTTTAAAACCCTCTTTTTGTGCTTTTTTATCCCGTTGCACCCTTCCGCTATAAGCCTTATTTTCCCATGCTTGACGCTTATTCACGCCCTCACGCTTTGGCGTTTGGTTCCGTGCCACTTTATAAAATTCCGTAGTTTCCGTTTTCATTTAATTATCCCCTTTGATTTTATTACCATAAATAACAACATACACCACACCCAGCGCGAGCGCAAAAAGTACAATGTACCCTAATGCAATAAATGCTAAGCATATTTTAATAAACAGCATATTAATTATACCCTAAAATTTTAGCAATCCGTTGTAGTTGTTCGTATTTGATGTAGTGACAACCTACAGTTATATTACCCGTAGTCTCGATTTTAGATAATGAATATACCCCTATGCGTTTGTTAAGTATTAGTTCACGTTTTGCACTAATAACACTATTCACTAACGCCCACAAATTAGCCGTCTGACTTACTGGAATCTCTGCACCTCTAGAGGTTTGCACGCTATCGCCTTTGATTCGTAGCAATGTATCAGATCTCACACCATAGCCAATATTATCCCGTGTACCCGCTAACCATTGATCAATTTTGACGTTGTTTTCAAGTGCATCCTCTATTTCCCGAGCTTTTCGCTTTGCTAGCTGTAAGCCTTGGCGTTCTTTTTCAGCTTGTTTTAATGCTCCGAAGTCAACATTATCAAAAATAGATAAATCAATAATGTACTGATTATTTTCTGACAACTCACAATAGCGATTAAAACCCTTGACAATGCATAACGCTTGCGATAAATAATATTCCTTTTTCGTTCGTGCTGTGCTTGCTAAACGAAACAAATCGTTAATTTGATTTTGAACTATTGTTTGATTGTCTAACGTGCTTTTCTCTACACATGGAATAGATACAATCTCTAAATGCCTGCATGCTTGACGTAAATCTGATAAATGCTCCGACGTTGTCACGCTGTACTTATTAGAGGACTTTACAATCGCGCCATTAATACGCCTAGCAACTACCGTCCTATAACTAAAAAAGTTATCACCTCTGAAACTCACATTCCCCGCCCTGCCTTCAAATTGAACGTTATTTACGAAGTAGTGGCAAACCTCAGATGTGTTTTTAAGTGCTATTCTCATAATATATTAATCCAATATAACGGGTAAAATCACCCCCTAAGCTATCAATCAAAATAACTTAGAGTCTAATTTTATTTTATGTAGTTTAGTCCTAAATCACGTCTAAGATAATTAGATGCTTCACCCTCTAGTAAGTAGGTATTAAATTTATCTAAACTACCAAAAAGCGCCCTATAAAACCCGTAGTGTTGCAGTAGAACCAATGCCGCATTGTATGCATCATTATAGCTCAAATAATCCTGCAGTATATCACCACTTGAGAACATAAGATAGTATTCTTTACTAAATGGCTTATACCCTATAATGTACGGATATATCCCCCCGATAGAGTGATCTTGCAACCCTGAGCCGTTCGCTTGATGTCCTTGATATTGTGCCATGATGTTAACCCTTTGATTGATTCCAAGCTTTACAAGCTCGGTTAGATAGGTAATAAATTGCAGTATTATCGCTTATTCGATATTCTATCACGTTTATTTTTGCTTCGCTGTATGATGTAAATTCATCTACTGTTTCCAATATTTTACCGTCTCTTCTTTGAATGTAAACCATGTTAAAACCTCTATTGTTAGTGAATTATAACCCTATATTGCAAGGGTTAGCTATTGTTTAAGCGTTAAAATGAAAATAATCTAAATTAAAGTTTCCCCAATTTTCAGCATATAAACCGAGTAATTTTCCGTTAATGTAGCAAATACTAATGCAGTCCTGATTTAACTCTGTAGCTAAATTTTTAATATCTGACTCAAAGCAATCAATTCTATATTCTGTATGATGCTTTAATTTCAATAATAATATCAGGGTTAACTCTACACCCTTTCCGTGTTTTACCGTTTTGTATTCATGCTTTACTATTGCACCGTGTCGTTCTAAGACGTTTTTAGTTATCTCAAAATAATCCAAGTCTGGATTATATACAAAATTGGTTGACTGATTTAAACCAATGTTCAAAATTACATGCATTTTGATTTTCCCTATGTAAACCCGTAAAATCTACGGTGATTAATTATAAAACGATAGACTTAGAATTTTACGATTCTAAGATGTAACAGTTTGTAAATGTTAACCCGCAAAATAAGCTATTGTAAGCAAGTAACCAATAGCCCCAAAAATCAAAACGAACCGCGCAAGCCCTGAAATAGAGGCTTCATTTTTACTTACTTTGAAGTTATGACGTTTGATTGTATTTTGTAGCTGTTGGCTTGCTACGTATTCACTACGGTTTACCATGATATTAACCCTTTGGTGTATGGCTTGCGGTATTGCCTGCCATGCTTAGATTGTACAAGTAACCCCGTTAATATTTCATTAATAACGGTAAAATACTAGAATATTACAAAACGCAACCGCAAGGATGCGGATTGCTTACAATTCACCTCTATTTTGTTACACTTTCCGAGAATTTGCCACTTCTAGGCACTTATAAGCCCTTCAACATATATTGCCATTAAAAAATTTATTCATGCGCACCAGCGCGTTTTGTCTCTAAAATACAACAAAATGTTACATCTTGTTACACCTAAAATTTTAAATTATGGTATGCATTCTAAGTCAAAATTTTAGCTAACATACTAGGATTGGATTGTCAAAGGGTTTTACACTTTGTTACGCATTTTACAAACTGTTGCACTTGTTACAATTACTTACACATTGTTACACTTTATATTTTCCTAGCATGTTCTTTATGCATTGTCAACCAATGTTACACTTTATTACATAATATTACTATTTGTAGCACATTCTAGGTTTTAAGGCGTTCTAAGCTTGTATTTTGCTTTACTTACTCGTGGTATTAAACTCAAAAAATAGCCCGTTAGGGGCTTATCTGGGGCGTTGGTTTTATACGACAGTTGTTGCAAATAGTTACAATTCAATTAATTATTTTGTAGAATAGCTCAAATTATCTATATAATTACAGTTATGCAATATTGAAAGTTAATCAATGTCTGATTAACGCCTTGCATTTTATAGGGTTAAATTATGAATACTTACAATTGCTTATATAAGGGAAAATTCATAGAGGTTCTAGCCTCTACATCATACGCCGCACAATGCGAAGCCGTCAAAATTTTCAAAGCTAAAAAGTCCTTTGATGTTAGCGTGTATCTGGTGCAATTAGCTAATAGTAGCGAGGTAGTAACGCAAGTTATAACTAACTAATTATGTCTGCATTCAAAGTATATCCACGTAAAATAGACGTTTATTTCTTAACGTCTAATGAATCACTAACAACTATTAAAACAAATAATACAGGGCTTTACTGGAAATACACACATAGCACTAACGCATATGCCACATGTAAAGCCGCTATTGTAGGCGCTAAACTTGCCAACCCTTTGAGAGAATATAAAGCGAATTTTAGCCGCTAATTTAACCCTCTACAATCTAGCCCGCTATTTGCGGGCTTTTTCACGCCTGTATATTACTAATTAGTCATAATCTAACCTATTGGATTATTTTATAACTTAATAGTAATTAATGTTACAGTTGCTTACACTTCGTTACATCTTGTTACACTCTGAAACATTTTGTTACAATTGTAAGTTTTGTAACCGAATGTAACAATCCAAGCGCAGAAGGGTGGGTGGGATTTCTAAATCGAAAGCGCTATAGCGACTTTTCAGTTCAAAATAAATAACAAGCACAAATGGTGCATGGGTTTTTGGTTTAAAATTGAACGTGTTTGATAGTGCTTACAAGGCTTTTTAGACGAAGAAAAACCCCAAAGGTTTTCACCAGCGGGGTTTGTGAATTATTTAGTTGTATCTCTATAAAATCTCCCGTGAGCAATCTTCGCAAAATCATTGTAAACCTTAGAGGCTTCCTCTGGTGTATCGAAGTAACCTAGATGGGTTTTAATATAATTCACACAACACTGTGCTTGCCACTTCTGCCTTTGTTTACTCCGACTTACACCCTTAAAACCTGATGTGTTAGTTGACCTGATTTTCTGGTTGTGAAGATTCTCTGTATTCGAGACTTCCCTTAAATTAATTAACCTGTTATCGTTTCTTATTCCGTTAATATGGTCTATGTATTTAGTGGGGAAAACACCGTGAACATACAACCACACTAACCTATGTGCCCGATGAAGCTGATTATTTACAAGTATGTTTAAGTACCCTTCATCATTAACCGTAGCTCCAACAGGTGTGTTTTTAGGAAATACCCTATCAAATAGCCCAGTTTCTTCGTTGTAACTTAATCTCTTTTTTAATTCAAACTGCGTAAGTGTATTGTTCTCGTTGTTAAGTAGCACCAAATTCTCAAATCTATTATCAGATTTAACCCCATTTAGGTGAGCAATTTTACCAGAAGGTTGACTTTTTGTGTTTAAAATCCAAACAATAATATGCTCAAGATACGTTACACCGCCTATGGTGAGTTGCCTTGCGCCATCCGCTCTCAGAAAGCCTACACACTTGGTTATGTCCCTTCCTTGTTTTCCTTGTTTCCAGAACAGTTCTCCAGTGCAAATAACATAAGACAGTGTCGCGTCTAATTGCTCAAAAGTTAATACCCTCTTCTTATTTTTTCCACTCATACTACAGCCCCTCTTTGTTAAAAAGGAGATTTTAACACAAATTCTCATAAAATTCCTAGAATTATCCTGAAATCCTACGAAATTTCTGCAAAATAATCCAAATTCCTATAAAAATTTTCCAGAATACTCTTGAATTTCTTCAGAATACTCCAGAAAAGTTTTGGCTTATTGCATTTTCTTCACATTGGGCAATGTCTTGTCGGACGACCAATGTGGTTTTTTTTTACTTACCTAACTTCTTATCTAAACGAGCCTTAGAGCGTTTAACCTGACGAGTCTTAACCTCTTGGTTATGCACACCAATCTCAATCTCTGGTGTTGTAATCATTTTAGGGTAGCTTTTCTTAGCCTTAACTACACCCTCTACAACAGGTGTTACCACCTTTGCAATCAAGGACTTCATCAATACGCTTACAGCGCGGCTTGCATTTGGATTAAAATTCATATTATTCTCCTTTAATTATTGACCAATAGGATTGACAACGTACACGTCCTGAAGACCAAGCACACCAATGTTTTGTTTGTATGCCACAACATCTTGATACGTGTCAAGAGTCTGGAACTCGTAATTGTCTTTGCAATAATCAGGGTGATGTTCTTTCAGAACTACAACGTACTTACCTGAGTGGCGAAGTGCATTGATTTTCTCTGACTGAGCAGCCAAGATTTGTGAACGATTGTTTGAAATGTGACCTAGCATGTTAAATACTCCTTTTAAAATAAACCGAAGATTCGGTGGTAGAGGGTTATCCCCTGTGAAACTCTATTGTACCCTAAATTCTAAGATTCTGGTGAAATTCTACAAAATATTTGTAAAAAATTGTTTCAAGTCCATGCAACTTGAATAACTCATCTCTTGTGTATCCCCTTGCTTCAAGGTGTACTGATACTTCTGTACCATTTTGTACGTCCTGTAATAAATACCAACCTCGTACGGGAATAGTAACACTTTGGATATTTTTAAGAATGATATTACCTTTACTCATTGTAAAAAATTCCTTCCACAAGAAGTAGAGTGTTCTCTAACTGCTCAATCTTATTTGCAGCTTCTTCAAGTAAGTCCGACAATTTATCAGGCTCACCAGTTTGAACGGACTTACGGGTAGGGATATTCCTTCGGATATCTGCTCTGATGCGGAGACGTTCCACAAGGGTTTGTTCAGTTGCATCAGTCATAGCATAGGGTTGTAGATATTAAAAGTAAAACTACCTGATTTATTTCTAACACAAGTAACATAAGTAACTTCGTTCGTCTCTTTGTCCGTGTAAGTAGTCACCGAGCAATAGCATGTGCCAAAGTCTGAGATAAGACCTCCTTCGATAACTTGATGAACAAGTCGTAAAGCTCTTAGGTCATCTGAGTTAGATGCATTATTGATAATGTATTTCATACTAAATCCTCCGTCAAACTGCAGAAAATCCCTGTAACCTGTACAGCGTACTTAGATTGAACCCAGACTAACCATAACTGATTCTTTAAGCACATAACTCTAGGTAGCTCAAGCATCCATGTGGGCTTTTCTTCTGCTCTTGCAAGGGATGTACCTCCACCTAGGAGAAAACCCACTAAGCAAGCTGTGATTAATTGATTCTTAAATTTCATATTTAGAACTCCTTTGGATTAATAGTTGTCTCTATGAACGCACTTACATCATTAATTCGAGTCTCATATCCAAGTGGAGCTTTGAGAGTGTAAGAACACAATGGAATTTTATTCTCAGCCTCACAATGTCTAAGCGTTACTTCCACAACCCAGTCCCCTTCTTCAATAATAAACAACGAAGGGTAAAATGATTTAAGTACGTGTAGACTCATGCTTGCACTGCCTTTGTGTTATCAGTGAAAGCCCAAAGCAAGGCGGCAATCCAACCTAAGAATGTCCAACCTAATAGTAGATTAAGAACAATAATCGCGGGTTTGTTTTTATGCTCACGAGATGATGCTACCACTGAGGGCAGAAAATACATTAGAAGAATAAAACCCAGAAATATATAACCTTCCATAATTAACTCCTTATTTTGTTGTAGTGATTGAATTATACCATTGAAATCTTACAAGATTATTGGTTTTTAAGATTTTTTACAATCTTCCTTTTAAAACTGTAGAAATAATGTTGACCTATCTTCCCATGCAACTTCATCACCTTTGACCAAGCTGGTTGCACACTTGCATTATGAAACGACACAATATTCTTAGGTAGGGTAGGTTTGTATCCTTCACTAAGAGCCTCTGTAGCGATTACTTTAGCTTTCTGATACGCAGCTAAGTCCTCGGTTTTAAAACCTCTTAAATCTTCGCTCAAGACCTTCTTAGAGCGTTTATCGCCCTTCACCCAAGAGAACTGTTGCTTTTGTTTAACAACCTCACAGATGCTCTCAGGGAATGCTTGATGCTTAGTGCGATTAAGAGTTATATCTGCAATAGCTTTCATCCCTTTAGTAGACTCGCCCCTAGCCTCGAAAAAGATATTAGCTGTTAAGCACTGAAGTTCCGTAGGAGTTTCAGCAGTAATTCCTGAAATGGAGGTGAACATTCCTAAAATTATTAGAAACTTAAGTAATTGACTCATACTTCATTTTCCAATATTCACCTGCTTCGATCTCGTCGTCCACATTCGATTCTAACATAGACACTTTCTCTTCTAAGTCGTCAACTTTATCCAGCAATTCCTCAATCATCTCAGGTGAGAGATAATTATGGAGTTTAAAATGCTCGCGGTAGCTGTTGTTAACGGATTTGTACTCTTTGTTCATATATTCTCCTTTTTATTTACTTCTTTTTACCAGACTATGTTAGTCAAGTAAAGCTTAAACTCAATATTTGGGAATTGCTTCTTGAGTTCATTGCTAAGCTCAATAGACTCATCTATTTTCTCTAAAGTAATTTCCCGTAATGACGAGGGCTGAGTCAAGAACTTACCTACAATATTCTCGTTCCTGTTAGAATCATAGTAGATACTTCCAATGTCTAGCCCACCATTATCAATTAACTCTTCGAACTCCTCAAATGAGTTCTCACCTTCTGGTAGTGCACTAACAAACTCATCATAAGGTAAGCCTACCATCAAACTGCACTCTGTACTAATTCCCATTATATTCTCCTTAAAATTTGAAAATCCCTAGTAACCTATTACTCAAGTCAGGCTTTATTGTATCAATGATTTCACCATCTTTCAAGCAAAAACTATGCTGTTGTGTAATTACAACATAAGTACCTTGCTTCAACCTGTAGTCGTTTAAGCTCTCGCAAATAAACAGCTTGCCCCCTGCTCTCATTGCACCAGCAGCAGCCATACGGACATTCATAGGTAGACCGTTAGTTCTTCCTAAGTCTTTCATAATCTGATGCACTTCTTCGTAGGACTTACTTGATGCATTAGCGACAGAACGGACAGAGCAATCTTCTTTTTCAGGTAGATGCTTTGGTGTAGTTACACCTTTGTGAGATAGTTTAAACATTAGGTTTCCTTTTATTGATTTCGTTTGTAACTAAGTTTGAAGTATACACTGAACTTCTACAAAATAATCCAGATTTTTAAACTGTTACAAACTATTACAAGACGCAACCCGAAGGGTTCGGATTGCTTACAGTTATTCAAAATCATCTGAAGAAAAACAGTAAAAGTTCTTACGACTAAAGTCAAACTCTCTTAGAGTGTATTGAACATCCTCAAAATCATCTTCGTAAGTGTCTAGCACTTCACTAATCTTCTTATCTTGGAAGGGGGAACTCTTCTTGGATGAGTTTTTCTTTTTTGACATAGTAATCTCCTTGCTCTGTGTGTTTATGATGCTGTAACCGTCTACTTGCTGTACCTCTTTTAACTTTAAGGACAGTCCCTTCCTGTGCTCTGATATAGTCCAGTAAGCCCCTTGAGGGGGTGAGCTTAGGTCTAGGGTGTGCTGCTGACATTACAATCTTACCAGTCTTTAAGTCCCTGATACGCTTAGGTTCTGGTTTGATAATCTCAATCTTGAACAATCTCTCAAAAAGGACAGAGTTACCTAGATACAACTGCTCCCTCATCGTGTCGTAGAATACCTCAAGAACATCTCGGACTTCTTCAGGGGTGTATCCACTTTTCTTAGATGTAAGAGCAGTCATGTGTTTGATGTTGAGTCGTTGCTTTTCCTTAGTTATCATAACCTTCTGGGCACTCCTTTTCTAGTAATTTTATCCAATCCGTTGATGCGAATTGTAGCACAAAATAATCATCACTCATATAGTTCATCTCCGAAAGTTCATAACGATAACACCAAGTATCGTCCGACCAGAGGATGATGTCTTCAAAGTCCTGTTTTAACATCTGTTGCATCTTGCGATGTTGGTTGCGTCCACAGAACATTAAGTGTCTTATCAAAAACAATTAAGAATCTATGTTTAACTGGACGAGAACGCCACTCTCCTACTCCCTGTTTACCTCTTGATGCTTTTATACCATCTACATACCAGTCCTTTTTTGGTGCGGTTGTTCCGTAGTACACAAAATTAGCTGCACGATAAACAACACCTGAGTGAAATCTTGTATCGGCGTAAGATAGTACAGCTCTACACACTTGCTCCTTCCTAAGCAACTTAATGGATTTGGATATGAACCAAGAGGCTAAGTTATGTTCTGCAGTTTGTACATCAGGGTGAAGGCATAGCCTCGACAATTCCCACAAACCTTGTTGCTCCTCCCTTTTCAACCCAAAGCATCCAACAGCAAGCTCAGGGACAGGTAAACCTGTAAATATACAAACACCAACAAGTTGTTCCTTGTAAAACAGTCCTGTATTAACACCTGATTTGAAGCCTTTTGACTCCCTTGATAAGTAATGAAAAGATTGTAGAAGTTCAGTGCATTCTTTTTTAGATATAAGTTCTAAAGAGTATTCGCTTTTCATGTCGCTTCTCCTGCTATTGCTGCGTCAATGTAAGAATCAAGTTGTTCAAGTACATCTGGCGTATATGGGTCAATGCCGCACCATGCAGCTACCTGTGCATTACGGCAATGTTTTTTATACCGCTCAGCATCCTTACGCAGTGCTTCTACTTCGGTTTGTAGCTTTGAAATAATTTCAAGTAACCTTACTTTTTTGGTATCTAGCAGTTTTTGCGCCATTTCAATCTGCTCGTTTGTGTAGCTCATTATTTACCTTTCATGTAGGCGTTGACAGCGGCGACAAATTCAGCGGTAGATATACCAGACTCTAAGCTGTTGTTGCATTCAGCCATCATTTTGTAGGTCACCATATCTGCCGTAATGGGTTTGAAGTGTGCGGGATGGGTGTAGACGGCAATCCAATAGTCGCCATGCTTTTTTTGAAGATATGGCCTGTATTGAACCGTGCATCGGTGTAATCCTCACGAACAAAGCCAAATGGCTCACCCTCTGGCTGGTCTAGTAGCGGCAATAAATCAAGGTGGTGCGCTCCGCAGCCGTAAGCATCTAGGGTTGCGATTAAGTCTTTTACAAGTTCTTTTGATATTTGTGGCATGTTAGTCCTTCACGATGTTGCCAAAAACGGCAGTTTCACTGATATACAAACCGCCACCTATAGACGCTGAAAATTGGCCAACATAGCGTTGCGCATCTTCGAGAGTTTTGAAAAGTGTGAACCCTACTTCACTAGATACTGACCACACAATTAGCGGGTCATTTGACGGCATCACTTCTGCTAGCTTTGCTTTTAGCTCGGCTATCTCGGTGGCTTGCTCGGTACGGGCGCGTATATATCCAGCAAACACATAATCATTGTCTGTGACGGCTTGGTGTGATGCGCTCAACGGGCGAGCTGGAAATGCTTTTGCAAAGTCTTTGCGCCACTCTGTCATTTGCGCTGGTGTTGGGGTCATTTGATAAGTTCCTTAATAGCCGCTAATTGAGCCTCGGTTGATGGGTAAGTGCGGTGATATATTGCTTGTAGCTTTTCTAGCGCTTGCTTGCGTCCATAGGCTTCGGCTGCTTGCCATTTCTCATAATCGCGATGCAAATATGAGAGGTTGTACAAACCGTCTGTTTTTGAAAAGTCTTCATTGGTTATGTTGTGGTAGCCAGAATAGTGCGTCTCAAAAGCCTTTTGTGATTCGGGTATAGCTGCTCCTTTAGGCTCGTTCGTTCTGAGTTTTAAAGGGCATTTTGAGCACCAGTTTTCGGGCTTACTGCCGCACTCAATATCTTTGTACGAGCAAACATAAGTTGTTGTCATAGCAACCCCTCTTCTTTAAGCAAAGCAATAACATCATCACGGCTACCTGTCCATGCTGGATGCTTGGGGCGGAGTTCGTATTCTGGTCTATGTGTTTTTGAGTGAGCATCAAAACGGTCAATGTCAACCGCAAGCCACCCTTGCCCGTACCTAGTGTACCAAACGTCATGCGCCTCTTTCTTTGCTTCCCACTCAGCTACAGCCTGCTCAGGTGTGACCATGCGCCCGTCTAGTTTGATGGTGGTTTTGGTGCAGTAGGTGTAAGTTCCCTTAACGCTGAAACCTAAAGATACACCGGCGTAGATGGTCATATTTTGATGTCTCCACTCAACCGTATCACCCATGCTGCGCTGCAACTTCTGCGCCTCAGTCCGCAACATCCTGATAGCTGGCTCACCGTCTTTTGAAACGAGGCAGCTTATGTCTATGCAGCGGTATTCATATTCTGGGAAAAATGAAGGCTTATGCACATCTTCCCAGCTATCTGATATTAAAAGTTTGTACTCCCACAAATAAAACCCAGTCGTACCCTCTTTAACTTGCTTGGTATACTCAGCGCGAATGGCTGCATGTGGGTCTGCTGGCTTAGTTTCATTTTTAAAAATACGCCCGTTTTGGTTGTGCTTTGCGTGTATCTTCATTGCGTGAGCAATAGCGCCTTCGGCGTTCGCCCTGTCTTCACTGCCCTTTTGCATAGAGTAAGTGGCAATTTCAAAATCAGACGCGAGAGAATTTAGTGCAACAACCAACTCAATACGCACATCATCTGGGTCTACTGGCTCAGGCTGTGCTTGAGTAGTCGCGTAAGTAAAAAGCGAGTCGCCCATACCTGCTGCATAGCTATCACAACACATTTGCTTTATGCCGGTTTGTGTGGCGAATGGCTGGGATTGAAACCAGTCTTCAAACGCACTATTGCCGACACTTAGTTTTGGCGTACTGTCGGAATATTTTGTATTCCGGCTTACGGGCTGTGCTTGCTTGATGGCGCGGTATTTAAGTGGCTCACCCATATAATTAGAAATGTAGGCACAGCCAACCCCACACAAAAGCCAATCATTAAAAACAAACATCTCAGCTTTCCCCGCCCCAAGCTCTCGCGCCCGTGCTGCTGTGATGTATTCGCTTTCTTGTTGTGCGTTGATACCATCAATCACTCGGTTCAGTGATTGCAGCCATTCTTCTGCTAGGCTAGTACCTACGGCTGCTTTGGCGTATTCAATTGTGATATAGGGTATTTTCATTTTAGTTCTCCTTTGTTTCAATGGTTAGATTCTACTGCATATTTCTCTTGATTGCAGTGGTTACTTGTAACAATAAGTAATATTTACCCTTCTCTTGTTCTATTTAAATAGCTCATCCGAGGTTTACATAGAGTTAACTTGTGTTGTAATCTTTCGATATGCCTTGTAAGAGCATTCACAAGCCCCCCTAAACTACCTACTCCATAGAATAGTTGTAGACTTTTTATTTCCTCAATGTCTTGTGGGAGCATTGTTGTGTAGTAAAGAATACTCATTTCTTACTCCAGACAAACACATCAGTCCAAGCTGCAAGATGCACTAAGTTGTGGGGTTTATTAAGTTCCCAACAGTAAGAGTACATACCGTCTACGTGGTCAAAGTGAATAGGAAAAGCACTACTGTCCATTGTATCAACAGTCACAACACTTCCTCTTGGAACGTCATAAAGTTTAACAGGTTTTTTGCTTTGCTTGTAATCTGATTTCCAGTCCTTAATATCAATTTCGCTAATCATATTTCTCCTTAATAGTTCTCAGTCCGTGGAAAATAAATCACTCTAGTGCTACAGCCTCCGCACTTTAACACCTTCCCTTGTTGTAGCTGCTTATGCTTCACTTCAGGAATTTGATGATAACGTCTACCATCACTACAGCAACAGGTATAACGGTAAACCTTTTTATCAACTGCACTAATATCTAAGTCATGGTATACATTAGGCTTCAGTCCCAACTGAAGCATTAAATTCTTCCAATTAACTCCGTGGTCAACGAGTTCATCGGGGTATAAGATGTACTGAACAATGTGAGCAGTTTCATGAGGGATAATCTCCTCAAAGAACTCCTCTTGGTTTGCTAAAAACAAGCTCTCGTTCAGTACAATCTTTAAATCTCCATTATAAGCTAGACCAGCGTTAAGCCCTAAAGTCTTTTTAAACTGTACTTGTACTTTTACGTACTTAGCTGTCTCTTCTCCTAGTAGGATGTCTAGGCACTGTTTTATGCGGTCTTGAACTTTTAATTGTAAGAGGATTGGTACTGTCAAAATTTACTCCGTTTAGTTTGATGAGATGATTATACACAGAAATCTAAAGGTTGTTGTACTGTTACAAAGAATTACACTCTCCACCTAACCACTCAACTTTGACACCTTTAGATTCTAAGTACTCAAGTCCACTTAAGTCCCTGTACTCGTGCTTGTAGTAAAACTTCTTGATACCCGAGTCCACAATCTCAATAGCGCATCCAAGACAGCATAGATGACTGCAAAACATACTAGCACCGCTTGATGAGCCGTTAGAGTGTCTGAGCTTATTTAAAGCATTGACCTCAGCATGGCGCACTACAGTGCTGGTGTTACCGTCAGCATCTTCACAAAGGTTAGTTAACCAACCACGAGGTGTTCCATTTACACCACAAGAAATGATTGTGTCGTCCTTGACAATGAGTGCGCCTACTTTAAGTCTCGTAGCCGCTGATGTCTGACCAAATCGCTCAGCCATGTCTAAATATGCGTGAAGGTACTTAGTTTTCACTGCTCTTATCCTTTCACGTATTGTAGTGCTTCGTTTGTCAACTTAGTCAAATTAACAAGTAACACATTGGTGTAGGGTGACAGCTTACAACCGTATTCCTTCTCCATGTTTAACGCATTGACTAAGACCTTGACTTGCTGCCAATTACGAAGATTCGTTGTGTCTACGGTTTCCATTGCTATTGTAACCCTTTAATCTGTTTAATTAAATTACTTAATCTAGCTTCACGTTTTTTATGCTGCAGGAAGAACTTTCGGCTTAGACTAAAATCTTCAAAATGTCCCGAAGTTGTAAAATCTTCCTTGTCACAAAGATTCCACAATCGTTGTGCTTCCCGTTTATACTCATTTTTAATCTCTGTCACCATAGACAATGTATCACGAAGCTCGTGAAGTAACTGCTGAACTTCACCTTGACTTAGACTGGCTGAACGAGCAATTTCATTTTGTTTTGTATCCGTGTTAGTAAATCTCCATTCAATAATGTCTGCCGCATTGTCCTCTAAAGACCAATCAAAATCACCAAAGAGTGCCTCACTGGAGTTAAGAATTACATCGCTTCGTAACTTCACCTCAAAGTTAGATACTCCTGTGTAGGGTTTTACACCTGTATTTTTAATCCATTCGCTCATGCTTTTCTCCTTTGCTTTTAAAATTGCCTAAAAAATCTATCCAAAATTCTTTGCCTTCTTCTGTGTGTTCCCAGTTGAATACTCCATAAACTATCTCCTCAACCTCGGTAGCGAGGAATCTTGAGTAGAATATTTCACTCAAAGTATTGGTTGCTTGTTCACGAATCTTTACAGCGATATCCTCGGGTACACCTAACTCAAGACAGCGTTTGTAAAGTTGATATTTTTCATGTGATGTTAATTTTGATATTGTTTACTCCTTTTGATTTGATACCTGAATCATAGCATAGATTAAAAGTCTGTCAACAGCGTATGTACTAAATGTGTAATATTCTGTAACAGGCGAAGAAAAACCTCCGAGCTTTACGGCAAGGAGGTTTTCGTTTGGCTAGGTTGCTATTCCATGTCGTTCAGTGTAGGCTGCGCCTAGGTTTCCGAGGTTTTCTATCTCACTCTCGCGTCTAGCATTAGCTGCAGCTAACGCTGCTTCTAGGGTGTAGTATTCACGGATACCGTGGTAGGTAGCACACAACTTACCGTTCATGTCACACCAGTGAGCGCAATAACCTGTGACCTCACCGTACTTGTTACGCTGAGCTTTCACACCAGTAGGCAGGTCAGCGTCACGGCGGTTGTAACTTGACTTATTCTGGTTGTTAACAGTACGAGTCACGTCTCTAAGGTTTTCAACCCTATTATTAGACTTATCACCGTCAACGTGGTCTATATGATTATCAGGAAACTTACCGTAGGTAACAAACCAGACTAAACGGTGTGCTCTGAAGAGGTTTCCGTTTATTGTGATTATGGTGTAGCCGTCTTTACGCAAAGTACCAGCTTTGCTGCCAGCTTTGACTCTTGACCGAGGAGAGGGTCTCACTCTCCAATAAAATACACTCTCTGGTAGCCTCAGTTCCAGTGCCTCGTTTACCTGCTCTAACGTAAGAGCTAATTCTTTCTTACTTGCCATTTAGAAACTCCAGCACCTTACCTAACGTAGCTTCACCTCCCTCGTAACGAACTACCTCTTCACCATCCTCAAACAAGAGTACGGTAGGTGAAGAATACACTCTGAAAAATGTTGCTATTTCTGGTGATTCACTAATATATACAACCTGCACCGCCTCTTGGTCTATGTCTTTGTGCTGCAATGCTTCTCGAAGTTTTTTACCGTGTTGACATTGTTTAGTACGGAAGATGGTTACTACTTTTTCTTTCATGTTTACTCCTTGTTTGTTATTGACATACTTCACACTCTTGCACGCGAGTAATACCGCCTGCGCCACGCATTGAATAAATATAATACAGACTTAGAATACCCTCATCCTCAAAAGCTATTCGATGAATTTCACTAATATAATCTTCTGAATCGTTAGATGTGAAATACAAGTTAATACTCTGTGCTTGGTCAATGTATTTTTGACGATTAGAACATAATCTTAGATAGTCCTCCATTCGTACTTCAAAAGCAGTTCTGAAGACTTGTCGTTCATGTTCTGTCAACCACCCTACATGTTGTACACTTCCCTTGTTCTTAATGATGTCTCGGATTGTCTCATCATTATAAACACCTTTGTCCTTCATAATTTCAAGAAGAACCTTGTTGATACGGAAGAACTCCCCACCTGCTGATTGTTTAGTAAACACCATTGCTGTGTCAAGACCAATACCTTCACTAGCACCAGCCATAATCTCAGCGGTGGACTTTGTAGGGGGCATCATCAGACGTGTAGCATTGCGAATACCTAACCCTTTGCACCCTTCTGGTTCACCCATGACCTCTGCTAACCACTTTGTTGTCAATAGGCTATCAGCACCAAGTTTACCAAAGATTTCACGGTTCAAGAACATTGTATCTAAATGCCCAATCACTAATCGCTCTTTTTGGAATAACGTGTGTAACCCCATAACACCAGAGCCAAGAGCACGAAACTCTTTAGTGAAACGATAAATCTTTTTCATCGCTTCTTTGTCAATATCAGACATTTCATCCATTGTCGCAAGGTACTCACTGATATTGCAGTCAGACATAATCTGACCAATCCAGTAGAGATGCGCAGGAAATACACGGTAATGCTCTAAGTTATAGTTCAAAATCACACAAGAGAATGTGTAGTTCTCGTCGGCAGGAAGACAGGTCTCTTGGCAGAGGTTTGATGCTTTTAAAGTCATACCCTTGCGTTTAAATGCAGGGGCTAAATGTCGGTTCATTTTATCAATAAACGTGTAGTAACCCTTGCCTCGTGGCAGCTTAACACCTAATGTCTTTGATAACTTACTGACAGCAACCTTGTCCTTGTTTTTCAAAGCTTCAATGAACTCATCATCAATCAACCAGCCAACATTATTGGACTCAGTATTCTCGTATAAGTTGTTTAGTACTTTCTCAAAGTCCCCATGTTGAGGGCGAATTGAGTAAGCCAAACTGCCCCTACGAGAAGCTTGTGTAACCTCGTTCATGCAGCTAATAAAGTCGTTCACCAACGGCATCACACCTAGGCTGTTACCACCACGTTTTAGTTCCGCACCTTCATGTGGGAAATGGTCAATACTGTAGCTTGTACCATGACTATGTTTTGTCAGGATAGCCGCCTCGGTGATGGCATTGTAGCGGTCATAGAGGTTGTTACCAACATAGCCACCAGCACAGGAGACAGTTGTCCCACGTTTGCGTAAACCACCATTAGCCAGTAGCGGAGTTGATGCACTAATATAACCATCCCACATGGACTCAAAAAACACATCTAAATAGGTCTTACCTGTTGTGTACGGGTCAGCTTCCCACCAGTCTGGGTAGACAGCAGGGGCATGTGCTGCTAAAGCACGAGCGATAGTTTTAAATCGGGCTTTAGGTGTTTCATTTTTGTACGAGTACTTCTCATAAAAAAGTTGCGTACCACCTGTCGTAAACCAAGAGGGTGCTTCGTTGTTTTCTTGCAGTTGTTTTCGTAGTGCTGAATAATCAATTGTCATTTTGTTCCTTTGTCCATGCGTTACCAAAAGCAGATTCGTTCCAGCTACTCTCGTATTCCATTCCTATACCAGCAGAGAAGAAGTCCACAACTTTATAGGCATAAGTATTCTTCTCGAACCAATCAACTACACTGCACTTACCAACCTCAAACTCATGAGGTAGCCCAAGTCGTTCTAAATAAATGTTCAGTCGATGTTTTACAAACTCTTTAAACTCTTGTTTAGGTACGCCGTTCAAGGAATCCTTTGTGATTGCCATGTCAATGATTCTGCACTCATGCAAGTATGCATAATGAACAGCTTCAAGAACCTTTTCATAGCGGCGGGTATCCTCTTGCAGTGTTGTACCCATCTCAGCGTAGTAAGTGTTCACAATTTCAGATGAAACTTGACCATGTAAATCCTCATCAATTGCTGATTGATTAGTACCACGGACAACCACAGGAATCAAGTTATATCCGTTAGATTGGAAGCTCTTTAGTATTGCAAAAGAACTAAAGAGGAGTGCAGTCTCTGTCATCGAAAAGATAATAGTAGCTAGAACTTTATCTTCTTGCCCCAGTACACCCTTCAACCAATCAACACGTCCTTTAAGCTCAGGGTCTTTAATATAAGCTAGGTAGTGCTCGTCTGTATCCAAGCCAAGTACAACATTGAACTGGTTGTAAAACTCCGCATGAATACCTTTCTCAACAGCGTCAATAACACTAGCAGCTAACCGCACCTCAGGACGTGGGAATGTGTTCGCTACAACCTGCCCCCAGAAGTCACCAACCATTAACTCATAACGAAGGAATAAATGCAGGACTGTTTTAACAGCATGAAGCTGCTCTTCGTTTAATTTGTACAAAAGAGTCATACGGTCTAGCTCAACCTTCATTTCTGAGCTTGTCCAGAATTGTTCTTCTAGTTGCTTATTAGCTAAACGTACAATCTCTGGATATTGTCGAACATAGCTATCTGTTTTCTGCATAATCCTTGGGATTTTAATTTCGCTCATTCAACCATACCTTTCTGACGGTAAATATCTGTCAGCAGTTTTGAACCACTCGCCTTGTCCTTGGCTTCTCGACTCGCATAACCACTATCGATCCATTCCTTATCTGTCCGTTCATTCCCAATCCATCTGTCACAGGTCACTAGACGATTCAAACGGGTACGGTGAGTAACACATGCCTGTGTCTCTACACCTTGGTTTGTATTCATTCCAAATTGCCATAAGATTTCATAAAAATCCCCTTTATTCTCCTCTGCCCACTTGTATGTGAAGTGAGGCATTACTTCAACGACATCCATTGCTGAAACTATCGAAAGTGCAATAATATTTGACATCTATTCTCCTTATTAATTTACAGTAAAAATCTGTTACATATTATAACACAGATTTGTTTGATATTCAAGTTTTAAACTAACTCAGAGTAATTAAATACTCTAGAAATAACTTCAGCAACTTTTAAAGCTAATTCACGGTGTTCTTTTTGTGTACTGACATCCTTACGAACTTGGATATAGTGAATCCAAGAGCGAATACTTCCTTGTACATACAGTTTAGACATCGTATTACCCTCTGGCAGTACTACACGAGCCTGTTCTTTAGCAATGCCATTACTTACTGCCCAATTGTAATTCCGCCGTGCAAGGTTAATAATCTCTAGTTGCTTCTCGTCCCATATATCTTGAAGCTCTTTATCTCGTACTTCAATACTATTTTGTCGGTTTTTTGTGTCCTGTAGACGGGCTTCACGTAGAACAAACTCCATGTCTGTAGTTGGATTCGCGTATCTTTGACTAAATTCCTGAAATGAAAACGAACGGTGACGTAAAAGTTGTCGTGCAATGTCACGAGGGCATTCAATCTCTAGTGTAGCATTGCACATCTCAAGGGGTGACCAGTGCTGATTCTTAATCAAGTACTTAATAAGCTTATCTGCTGTCTCATTATTTAACTGATTACTTGGATTTGAAACCCTAGCACAGAATGCGATTAAATCCTTAGGTGTTTTGAAGGAGTCCTTAAAGTCCTCTGAAGGTTGTGTGTACCCAATAATTTTAGCACTAATCAAATCTTACCTCCTTTAATAAAGGTCTTCAATGTAGAAGTAAATACTTCAATTACGTCTCTCTCAATAAGTTCTACTACTCCGAGCAATACAATACTAAGCGGGAGAGCGATTACACCAATGAGCACATAAATAAACGCTGCCAAGTACCCTAATTTATGTGTAGCTAACCACTCCAATGTTTGCCAATATTTATTAATCACTTGTTTTCTCCTTTGTTTAGTTTAGGGTTTAACATTAGCTCCAATAAGAACATAGCGTTCACAGCCACAGCACTCAAGTGAGTAGTTGTTGGGTCAATATTATCTGCGTCATAGATTTCACCTTTACGGTGCGCCTCTAAGTGCCTGTACAAAGCGTCAAGGTATCGTTCTTCAGCTTTATCAACCTGCATCCAGTTATTACGAGCAGGGTACTTCTTCAAACCTACTGTTAAGTTCTTTGCCACGGCTTCTAGGGCGTATGGAGGGACAAGACTGTACAACGTCTTACCATCATCATATTTAACCCCCTGAGAGGCTTCTGTGGCTTTCTCAGGGGGTGCTGAAGGTTCTACATCAGTACAGCCTTCGACCTTGAAAACATAAGAGAGTGAGCATCCCTCGTCAACTAAAGCATCGCACAAATTCTTGTCACATCTTGCTACACATATATCACAGTTATACCCATAATAATTAACAGGCTCTGAAGTATAGGTAACACCTTTGTGAATTTTAATTATGTTTTCCATAGTTCTCCTCTACTCGTTTAGAAACAAACTTGCCTAAATCATTGGATACAAAATTGAAGGGTTTTTTAACCTTTCCTGTTTTCACATCCCGAAGGACATAGCAGTTCTCGTCTTGATGAAAAACAGAGGTTACCTCTACACCTTGACGTGCATAACGGTCAACGGACTCTTGTGCAACATAAGGAGAGTTTGTGTATTTCGAGAGATTGTTCTCTGCTGTAGCAACTGCTGCTGAGTCCACATTTACACCTAGAGCTTCTAACTTCTGCAAAAAACCCATGACTGTAATGATGATGTCCAAGCAATCGTCTAACGCTGGCACAAGCATGTAGTCCTCAAGAGTCATGCGGTGCTCATCGTAAGCAACTTCACCGCCTAGGGTTGTGGTAAGTTCTTTAAACTCCTCACGTACGTAAGTGTATTGCTCGATGAAAGCTTTTTGAGATAGCTCCTTAGAAGCACCTGAAATGTTATTGAACTTTTTAGTAAGTTCGTATAGTTCACTGAATTTATTTGTCATTTATTCTCCTTTAAAATTTCACAATCGGTTTTAAAAATAATATTACTGAAGCCGTCAATAGCTCTGACAAGGTAGCTGTCTTCGTACTCACGGTAAGTGTCAAAGATTTGCCCAGTACACTGATTATACCATAGAAGGTTGTCGTGGCACTTAATTATTTTGATTTTCATGTTTCTACTTTCCATGCCGAGATGAGTAGACTATACCATGATTTAGTTCGAGCAGGAGTATCTGTTCAAGACGATAGTCTGTAGCTGTTTGTTTAGCCTCGTAGTCACCTAACTTATGAATTGAGAATCTTTTAATCCTCTTTCTATCATTCTTATCTCTCCACTCTGCTATCCAATAGTGGTAAACGTACAACTTTCCGAGCTTGAACACTTCATCTTTTTGACGATAAACCCCATTAACACCAGACGAATTGTTAGATTTCATTCTTGTGTTTTTGCAGTTATCAGTGTGAGACACAATCTTTAGGTTTTCAATCCTATTATCATCTCTAATACCATTTGCATGGTCAATGAAAGGTTGTCCCTCTCTCTTGGGAAAATCACCGTGTATGTATAACCAAGCCAACCTGTGTGCTAGATAGTTGCACCCATTGATTGTAATACGGACATACCCTTGTTTAGTTACAGTACCAGCAACTTGACCTACTTTGATTTTTCGAGCTTTAGATAGCAACCAATAAAACAAACCAGTTTCAAACTCATACCTTAACACTTCCTTTAACAACATATATGGAAGCAGTGCTTCTTTGTCTTTATTAATTTTTGCCATTTTATTCCTTGAAATTAGAAAATCCCACCCAAAGGTAATACCCCTAGGTGAGATTATATCACAGATTATTCTGTTTTGTAACGGTCAATAAGATACTGCGTACTGACAAAAGCTGGTTCAGCAAACCCGTTCTTAGCTTGGTAGAGCATAACAATGCCCCTGTAGTGATTGTTCCCTTGATGCCCCTTGTATGCCTCCTTAAAAGGGTAACTAGCTCCTGCGACAATACCAATCCGCATTGTGTTATCCAGTACAGGCTGAATTGCTACGTCAAGGGTTTGCTTGTGTCCTACACAAAAGGATACACCAACAGCCTTCAACTGACTAGCTGCATTGCCGCCATACGGTTTCCCATTAAAAGGATTGGATAAGTAATGTACGAAATTGATGCCTTGAATATTAACAGGTTTAAGGAAGTCATGTACCTCCCAGTCTTTTTCTAGGTCAAGTAGATGATAGCCGATGAAGCCTTCGAGTTCAGTATTCTCAGAGGGTAGTCGCATAAGACGACAGTTGCCTGTGAAACTAACAACTCCGTCCCTTCGCGTTATAA